ATCTCAAGGTATTTAAACAAATTTATAGACAATAAACCAGTTTCCAGAGTTACTTATTAAACCCAGACATTCATTGTTTGATAAAGGGTAATTTCCAGACGCACCATCAATTGTATCAGCACCATCTAGCACAACGTTTATTCCGCCTCCGCTTTGATTTTTTATTGCCACAAATCTGCCCCTAGTTGAAGCTGGTGGTAAAGTCACATTTGATGGACCAGCTTGGACAACTAAAAAATCAGTTTCATCAAAAGTATGCGGCCCACCAACAAGCGTATGTTTTGTTGATATTGCAATGAAATTTGCTGTACCAGAAAAGGCATTATTTAGCGCCGTATTTCCCTGTCTATATGTAATATTAGAAACTATTAATTCGCTCATGATTATACAAACTTACTAGTGATATACCAATTGGTTCCACCATCACCATGAATTGTAACACACTGTAATGGTGAAAGTGTTACACCACTTGAGCCATCTATTGCACCGCCAATAAGTGGTAAAACATCAATTGAGCCTATTCCATAATTTTTAACAATAATAATTCTGCTTTCACCATTCATTTGTGGTAAATATACATTATCTGTTCCAGTTTGAACTACAAGTGCATCTCCAGCTTGTGCGCCATATGTATTACCAGTTGTTGTAACCGCTACTGCCACAGCACTTAGTGGGGATATCCCAGAAAAAGCGTTGTTTATAGCAATTCTCCCTTGATTGTATGTATAAGCCGTTGGTATAAGTTCGCCAGTCATTTTTTTTGTTTTTTATAAATACTTACAAAATTTAATAAGGAACTGGAATCTCATTTGCAAATGCTCCGAAGGTATCGTAGCTGTTACTCCAAAGATTAGCTATTCTAAAGTTGTAAGTTGTTGTACCGCTAATATTAAAATTAAATGTTTCTGTTAAGTAACCTCTATAGTTTACATATATAGAATAATCGCCTGGTATAAGACCAGAATAAGAATAAGTACCACCAGTTTGAACAAATGCTGTCAATGTACTACCGTTAGGTGTTATTAAGTTAGCGGTACCACCAGAAATTGTACTACCACTTATTGTACCATAAAGAGAATATGTTGTGAATGTATTTTCATAATCTAATGAAGGTGGAACAAATGGTATAACTGGATCAGAGTTGTTTTTAGAATCAATTTCTACCAATACACTACCACTTAAAGATGTACTCAATGTTTGTGCTGTATAAGGCGCAGAATAAGCCACAACAGCTCTTCTAACATCAAAAACGTCAATTATTTCTTTAGAATTACCTATTCTGTAAATAAACTCAGTGTTAGATTGAATAGGTATTTGAGTCGTATATACATTTTTTGTGGTCGAAGCCTGTGAGTCAACAGAATATGTTACATTTTGTAAAACTTGCACATTATCTGCTGTTTTTTCTATTGGATAATTTACAATACTTGAACCAGTAAAACCAGTGTTAAAAATATCATAACATATTTGAACGACGCATGAATCTGCTTTGTCTGAGTTTGACCATCTAAACTCAGGTGTAAATGTAGTGATATTACCTTGTGTAATTGGATATTCCATTATCGGTTGATCTGGAACAATAAAATATGTAAAAAAGTGTCCAGCCACATTTAAACCAGAATAAGTTTCACCTGTAATTATATGAGTCTCCGATACTGTTTGTGCTGTTATAAAATTGTTCCATTCATTTGACACTATAGTATTACCACTAACTTGATATTGTTCACTATAATTTTTGTTAAGATCTATAGTGAAAATTAATTTTGTTTTTAAAAAATATTGAGCCTTATCAGTTAAGGCTTCTTGTTTATAAGAACCAACCGTTGTTACAAATTGATCTATAGGTATATCATAAACAGCACCAGTTATACCAGTTGTGGATGCTGTTATAACACTTATAGGATTTTCAAAGTAAGTTTGTATTGTTGCTAAATCTTTTTCTGTTAAAGCTTGTCCAAAAAACTTTTCTGGTATTGGAATTGGATTGTTTCCAAGTTTTAATGTTTCTTCGTTTTGTATAGCTTTATTTTTTATTCCCGTTGTAGAATCTGTTATGTTATCTGTGTCGTTTTTGTTAGTAAAACTTGGTTTGTTAGTAATTTGATTATCGCTATATAACCTGTGAATATCATAACTTAATTTGTATAACTCATGCACAAAATAACTATTCCCACTTAAACTAAATGTGTTTGCAGTAAAAATAAATCTAAGCGGAGGGTTTCCGACGTTTGTAAATATAGATGTTGCGTCTTGATCGTAATAATTTGGCGTACCACCATAAGTAATATATTCTGGAACTTTAAACAAATAAATAGGGGATACACCAATATCTGAATCAGCATAGTTGTTGTTATAAAATGCTTGAGATACAGTTGTTCTATTACCTGATGTTATTGACCTTATTTCTTTATTTATTGACATTTTATAAAGTTGATATTATTTCTGTTTTTTCACCCACATCTAATATGTCCATACTTGTTCTAGCCGCAGATATTGAAGCACTTATATTAATGTTAATTGTTGCGTTTATCGAAAAAGCTTTTATGCTAATATTTTTTGTATTAATAACAGTGGCCTCTATTTTGTGAGTGTTTATTGTTGAGTCTAAATAATCATTTATTCGAGGCGTTAAATTTACTGGTGTAATATTTGGTTCGAAATTTGGAACAAGATTAACCTTAAACTCAGAACCTTTATTGACACCTTCTTTATATACAAATTTTTGCCTATTAAATATTGTGTTTCTTATTGTAGTTCCACGCGATTCTAAAATGGTTGTAGCTGGTAAAAGTTGTATAGTATAATCAGTAAAGTTTCTTTCTAATAAATTTAAAAAAGCCTCCAATCTTTTAAATGTCAATTTGTGAGAAGATGGTTCTTGCCAATAATAATAAGACAAATAAGCATTTTTTAAACCAGTATATGTTGAAATATTAAAAGTGTTTAATATTTCATCTGAATTACTAATATTATAAGTGTTGTTTCCAACTGTTTTCCTGTCTTGTGGTTTTATTAAATTAGCATAAATATAATCTAACCACTGATTAATCGTCATAGCGCTAATTGCTCCGTTTGCCATTACATTTGCCGAAACCAAATATTCATCTGGAACAGTAGTTGATGTTAGTAGCCAAGAAGTACCAGCTTCAGCTTGTTGTTGATAAAAACTAAACACATCACACTCTATTGCAGCCGCTGGATCAAGCGACATTCTAAACTCTTTAGAGTTCATTACATTTTGAGACCCATTTAAACCAGAAAAACCAACCACAACCTTTTGGTTATCTACGATTTTGTTTGGGTTAAATTCTGGAGTCCATTGTGTAATATAAGCTTGGCCATTACCTCTTCCAGGACCACCCTCTTGAAAAACATATTTACTTTGATTATAATTTATATAACCATATTCATTTATTTTGTCTGATAGATTTGTAGAGCCACTTAAAATTGCTTCTTGATATACACTGTTTATTTTGTATATAAATTCTTCAAGTTGTACCATACAATCTGGTGCACCTAAAAGCTTAAAAAGAAAAACTAAAGCATCTCTGGTGCCCTTTTTTTTGTACAACCAATTTATATTAATTAAGATCCTTCTCCAAATTTCTAAATTAAATTGCGAATATGTGGTGCCGTCACCACTAACATCAGAAGAGAGATATTCAAACAAATCAATTTCGCTAAAAGAATCTACAAGCTTCCAACCAAGAAGGTTGCTTAGTTTGTACATAAATTTCTTTGGCACACTTTCTGTTCCATCATATTGTATAGAATGGGCATAAGCAATACCATCTATGTAATGTTTTATTTGATCAAATTCGTGTGCATATGCTTGTATTGTGCTTTTGTAAATTTCATTATCAGAATCTCTTTCAATAAATGTTTCAGGTATCATAGTCCTTAACATTATATTCGTTTTAGAATCGTCTATTTTAGCTGCAGCTAATAAAATTTCTTCTTTATAATTTTCAAAATCATCACCATAATTATCTGGAGAAAACCCATCATTGTTTTTAGGCCAAACAAAAGTCGTTTCAGTATAACCAGAATCCGTATCCACATTTGGCACTAAAAGTTTTTCACCATACAGCAAGTTTGTTTCAAGACTACTTAAGTTTAATTTATACTCAGACAATCTTTTTCTAGTTGGTCTTATGTATATTGCTTTTGTACTGCTTGAACCTCCCAACCCCTCAATGGTTCCAGAAATTGTGAAAGACAGAAAAGAATTGCTTCCAGCAGAAAAATTATATTCTGTGATTGGAATTGCACTTGTGACTCCAGTTGTTGATGAACCACTAAGCTCTATTTCAAATTGATCAAAATCATATACAAGACTAAGAACTCCAGTTATTGTAGAGCCTGAGTTTAAAATAATTCCACCTTGATTTGTTAGCGCTGAATATGGTATTTTAAAAGATGAAACTTTTACCCCAGTTATTGTGTTTGCAGATGTTGAATAATCATAAATTGTTGTTCCAGTGTTATTGTCGTAAGACAGTATCGCGTAAGGAAAATTAGTTATTATGTTGTTTATAGAATTTGCAACTTCTGTGTAAAAAGAACCAAAATAAGAATAACTAAATGGATCGTTTGGTTTTAAATTCAACTCATTTTGATTTACAGAATAAGACTGTGGAGGCATAAAATTAGACACCCCCAGAGAATCAAGAGTAGAAAATGAGTCAAAATTTAAGTTTTTACTTGTGCCAGTTATTGCTTCAGAGTCATTGTCTCTATATATTCTGAAATCACCAAATGTAAATATAGAATCAGAATTCGTGTTCAATAACCTTTTATCCTCACCAGGTCTATAAAAAACCGAAAGGGTATCCGCTGAATTTGGTGTGATTAAGTTGCTTGACACAATAAAAATAATTTCCTATAAATATTCGCAAAAAAGATTCTAATTATAAAGCAAAACACAACAAGTATTTACAATTCATAATTGTTTTATTATTTTTTTTACTAATATTTATAGGAAATTCTACAAAAATGTGTGCATATCTTTCACAAGAGCCGTTAACTTACCTAAACATCAAATTAACAGATGATGGGAGAAGATTGCTGTCTTTGGGGCAGTTAAATTTTTCAAAAGCTGTTTTCTCAGATCGAGAAATTAAATATGATTTTGATACAACGAGTTCATATAACATCTCTTGTCTTAATAGAATTATTGGACCAAAAGATAATCACCCAATTTTACCACTTACAAATTTTGATGGTACTGAGCCAGTTGCTTTTAGTTCTGTAGCATCGGCAAAACAAATAACATCCGCAGCAACACCATCAACTGGTTTTTACACTGGATCAACATCAAATTGGGCGTTAGACCCATCAAAAATGCTTGGTAAGTCCATAATAAGATATTCAGCAGAAACACCAAGCGGAACAAATAATATAAAAATGACTGGTGGAACATACTTTCCACGCGGTGGAGAATTAATGTTTGTGTCATGGAAGCCAATTCAAAACAGTGGAAACACATCAGTTGCAACAACAATAGTTAATTCTGGAACGCCTCTTGTTTCTCTTTGGTATAGAGTTTTAAGTGCAAACTCATTAACATCAAGCGTATATTTAGATAGAAATTTACCAAATTTTGGAGCCACACTTTCCACTTCACATTTGGCTACTAATGCTTATTTTTATCCATTTAGTGGTGTTGATACATATTATGGATCAGCCACAACTGTTTCTTGCCAGGTTTGGAACATGAACATAGTTAGAACAAGTAGTGTGATCGGAACAGACTCAACAATGAGTGCTTACACAACTTATGGTTCAATAGAATATAATGGAAGCAAACAATATTTTGGTTTTTCTTCAGAAACAAGAGAGTTTGGAGTGGTTCACTATTCTAATAAATATAGCGGAAACACATACGCCGAACAACTTGTTGAAGGTACTGTTGTTATTGATATGCCACACATAATGTGGCACAACTACCCAGCTAATGCTGGTCAAGGAATGCCTTGGGGGTTATCTTTATCAGACGCAGCTGGACCAACAACTTATGATTCTGTAGCTGGAACTTCGTATAGACCTCTTAGAGATGGAACATCTACAAGTGATATGATAGTTGGTAGAGTATACCATAAATTGAAGGTTATAATTATTACGGACCCAGAACTGCTTACAGCTTTAACATATAAGTCAAATAGAAACTTTACTTTGCCGCCACTATCTTTAAGTACAAGTTTTTCACCAAAATACCCATTGTCAACAGCAAATGCTACTGGTATATTACAAACTGGTTATACTTACTATGTAACATACATGGTAGATAGCGTAAGTCCATATTCACCATCATCAACTGGTTTGACTTATGGGTTTTTACCACCACTTAATTGTAATTACATATCTCAGATAGATGGAGTTAATGATAACAATGGAAATCCACAATATTTAAGGGTTTCATTTGGTTCAAATGGCTTCCCTTACTTAAGAAGTGCAACTGGTATGGAAACATATTCTGGCACTGGTTGGAATGCAAATAGTGTTCAATTAATGGTAAATAAAGTTGACAAAACTTTGTACCCAAACATGAAAATAGATAATTTGCCTTCTGATACTTGGAAGTTAATTTCTGCATCACCTGGAGGAAATGGTATATATAGCGGAACTAGTACGGCCTCTATAGATCCAGTATCTTTGTTGACAAATAATTTTATTATTTCGCAAGAAGATTACAATTCAGGAACAACATTTTCTTTAAGTGGACGTTACTCTGGTTTCACACAAAGCACAAGCAGTTGGACTAGCGGCATTACATTTGGTCAAGAATCTTTCTTCTTTGGAAACATAAGTTGCGATATAATGGCCACAACATTTAAAAGTGTTTTGACAGTGTTGGCCCCAAACACATCTTTTAATTCTTCAAATAATCCATCTTTTAACTCAACTGTAAACTTGGATACATATATTACTGAAATAGGAGTTTTAGATTCAAACAATGTGTTGGTTGGCGTTGGTAAGTTTACTTATCCAATACCAAAAAATTCCAGCAGATACTTAGCGTTTCAACTTGAAATAGATTTTTAATGAAAAAAAATATATTAATATTTATAAAAAAATAAAACCATGGGTAGAATTCAATCTGCAGCAACTATATACGCTACAGCATATTTGTCAGAAAAAGGAAGGGCTTACCTTTTCAACAAAGGTAATATTCGTTTTGATTCAGCTGGAAACGATCTTTTTGAAATAAAAGCTTTTGGGTTGGGAGATCCTGACACAAATTATGCAACAAGTGAAAGATTAGAATCAGGAGATGTTCCAGATATTACTGGAAAATCAGAAGATTGTATAAAATCAACAGCAGATTACGTTCAATCAAAATTGGTTTATTACACTGTTGATGCAATGGCTTTTGTTGATCCACAATACTCTACGAATATAGTTGGAAACACATTAACATTAAACACAGATGCTGGAATGCCAACAAACGCAGCAACTGATGTTCCACCAACTCAACAAGTGGTAATTGTATCAAATCCAACAAGCACAGTATCTGCTAGTGGATTTGGTGTTCCAGGAGGAGATGATTTAACTAGCTCAAGCGTAGATGTTGGAACATCTGGTTCTGGAGCACTTGGTGCAACTACCTTGGGTGGCGGCATAACATTGAGCAGCGGTTCAAGCAGTGAATCTTCTAGTTCAGAAACTTCTTCTGGCGCATAATTAAAAAATGATAACAAAGGGAACAAAATAAAAATAAAAAAATGGCAACTTCAAATACTACATTAGTAGGTGTTCTACCACCATCAACACCAAATACGGCCCCAAATTTAATACCATTTAAACAAGAGGTTATTTTTTCAACTGTTGATAAAAACAATAACAATGCTCCAATAACGGAAGCTTTTATTGTAACTGGCCCAACATCTCCAGGTGTTACACAAATAAATCTTGCTGGCGGAGGTGGAACAAAAGCTGTTATCCCTCTAACAACTACATCTGGCAATGGCGCTCCATTTTTAAAAATACACTACCCAACAGTTGGAAACATTATGTATGTAACCTTTTGTGTTGCAAATAATCTTATGCAAGACGGTTACTATGATTACAAAACAGGTGTTCCAGCCTCTTATTTACAAGCTTTAAGATCCTGGATAAACACAAACCCAGCAACTGGACAACCATATACAAATAGTGTTACACCAACAGTTAGATCTAGAAATTTAAAGTTCATAGCATACGGAGCTGGTACAAACAAGCCAGGAAATGCTGTTACATTTTTCTTAAAATACCAAGGAACATTTTCAAGCGTTTCCAACGCTGGTTCAACTTCAGTAAGCACCGCATAATAAAAAACATAGACTTAAAACATGGCAACTCAAATTTTCAAAGCTGTAGCTAGCACAATATCAAACAGACAAGAGTCTTCAACTAGTGTAACACTAAATGGTAGTGGTATTACATACACCTTGTGTGATAGAACAGACACAACAAATAAAAAAGCAAACTATTTTGCTTCGTTTAATGTGCCAAATGTTTATTCCGATTTAGCAAGCGGAAGCACATTGGCTCTATCTAACCCAGAGTTACTACAAATCAATGTTGATAGAATAGTTATAATGCCTATTGAAAAATCGAGTTATAACGAAATTATTGATGGTCGTAGCTTAACAATTAAGGTCCCTCAAACACTTGTTTTTAACTCTACAATGAGCGCTAAAACAGTGGTATCAAGCACATATTCTACATTACAAAAGAAAGAAAACAACGTATTTTTGGGAAGCAATATTGCATTCTTATTTTGTGATGAACTTAATTTGCCTTACACTGGAACTACAAACGGGGGTACAACTTCTAAAAGTAGTGTAACCACTTGGAACACCACATCGTTTTCACAAAGACCAGCAGCGGTCCCATATTCTGACTTAGACATTTCTTATGATATAAACACAGATAAAAGACCAACTAGCGCAATTACTTACGCAACGCCAGTTACACCATCTTATCCAAACAACACAAATCAAGGATATAATTACGACATTCCTTGCGGTTTTGTTTGTTTAGACAAAGGATATATTGTTTTAACACACCCATCAATTGTGGACAATATTCCGTGGACTCAAGGCTTAAAATTGCACACAAATATAGCAAACACTGGTGGTTCATCTGGAACAACAGATATATATTTTACAGACACTTCAAAGTCGCAAACAACTTTTTATGACATTAGCATAAGCTATAAAACTTCTGTAATATGCATGGGCTTACCAGGTGAATTTTATTTCACAAACAATCCAACCTGGGATGCCGCAAAAAATGCCCAAGAGTTTAACGCTCAAACAAATAATTTTGACTCATTGTGGATCACCGAAGTTGCTTTATACAACAGAAAAAGCGAACTAATTGCAGTTGCAAAATTGAGCGAACCAGTGGAAAAGAATTTCACGAACTTGATCACGTTTAATATTGATATTGAGGTGTAACGACTTGTAAATCAATTATTTACAAAAAAGAAAATCCTTGGTTTTTACCAGGGATTTTTTTATATTTTAAATTATGTCAGGAATATATAAAATCAAAAATATACTAGACAACAAAATATACGTTGGTTCTGCAGAAGATTTCTTAAGAAGAATTTATGAACACACTTATTTATTAAAAAAAAATAAACACCACTCTACATATTTACAAAATGCCTGGAATAAACATGGAGAAAATAGCTTTATTTTTGGATTGATTGAAGTAGTAGAGGATTTAACTCAGTTGATTCCACGTGAACAACATTATATTGATACTCTTAAGCCAGAATACAACATGTGTCCGACAGCTGGTTCAAGATTGGGTTCAACTCAAACAGTACAAGCAATAGAAAAAATCCGCAAAAACGCCACCAAATTCTGGCTCGGTAAAAACCTACCAGAAGAAACAAAGAAAAAAATTGGTGATGCCAACAGAGGTAATCAACACACTCAGGAAGCAATTAATAAAATCACAATTAACAACAGTAGATATTGGAAAGGTAAAACTAGATCTACAGAAGCCAAAGAAAAAATGGCAAAGGCCAAAGTAAAACCAATCTCGCAATATACTCTAGATGGTCAATTTATTCGCTTCTGGGACTCTGGTAAGCATGTTCAGGTTGAAACTGGTATGAGCCAGGGTAATATCAACAAGGTGTGTCTTGGCAAATATAAGACAGCTTATGGGTTTGTTTGGAAGTTTAATTAATTTGATTTTTTCGTTTCGTTTCGATATATTATTCAAAACAAAACAATGGAAAATAAGACAAAGTATATTTTAGGTTTAGACATTTCGACTAGCTGCATCGGATATTCTTTATTTAGAGAAGATGGTAAATTGGAGACTGCAAGCTATGTAAAATTCGGAGACAAGTTAACAATTTTTGAAAAGCTAGAAGAGTTTAAAAAAGCAATTTCTTTTTTAAAAGAATATAATGTTGCTTATATAGCTATTGAGGAACCTCTCAAAAAGTTTATGGGTAAATTTTCATCAGCAACAACAATTGCACTTTTGAATTTTTTTAATGGAATGATTAGCTCATATCTTTACTTGGAATTTAAAATACAACCAATTTATTTTAATGTAAATCACGCTAGAAAAGAAGCGTTCCCAACGATGAATGTTGAAAAAGAAGGCTCAATTAAACATGAAGTTTGGAACAAAGTAAAAGAATTGGAACCATTGATTGATTGGAAATACGGTCCTAAATCTAGAAAACTTCTCGACGAAAATTACGATGTATGCGACAGCTACGTAATCGGGCTGTGCGCTTTAATTATGATAGATCGACAAAAGAATATTTAAAATATATTTTACGCTTATTTTGCATATTACCAGTTTGCAATAAGTTTTTTATATCACCACTATACATTTTTAATTCTTTAGCCGCTTGTTTAATAGAATCAAACTCAAAAAGTTTTTGCATGTTTATATCAAAAACCTCTATTGATGTTCCTTTTGTTTTTCTTAAATGATTTTTGGTTTCTTCTGTGTGATTTTTACCAAAAAAATAATTTTCTTTACCATTTTTAATTAAGTCTGGTCTTGGTCCAATTCCTTTTCCTTTACGATTAATTTTTATTTTATTTTTTGTTTCTTCATCTCTAGTTTTCCCCAACCAATATCGAGATGCATTTTTTATGTTTTTTTTAATTGTTTCTGGAGAGGATTTTTTGCCTTTTCTAAAACTATTACCCTCTAAACTTTTAGAAATTTTATTTCTTACTTCTTTGGCCATTTTTTTACCATACATATGTCCTTTACTACCAAGTTGAGCTTCTCTTATTTTATTTTTTGTTTCTTCTGTATGTTTATAACCCTCTCCACCTGGAGTTTGATTAACCAAATTATATCCCCAAGTTTTAAATTGTTCAATCCAATATGATTCCCAAAACTCCCACTCTTTTTCTGTAACTATATCTAATATTTTTATAATAGGTGTAAGATTATTTGTGATTAACTTGTAAACCCAATTACATTTATGATTATTCTTCTGTTTTGATTCATATACATGAGCCTTTAGTCTTTTATTTAAAGGTTGTGTTGTTTTTCCAATATATCTAATTTCGTGAGTTATTGGATGTTCCAGTGTATAAATGTAAATTTGTGGCATTGTTTTTTGTTTATAAATAGAGTGGTTTTTTAAAAGTTACTAACTTATATGTTAATGACATATAAATGTCTAGCTTTTATTGCTAAAGTTGTGATTTTTAGCTATATTTGCATGGTATGGCTAGCGAAAAGGACAATTATTTAATCACTAATATTATCCACAATTTTCTTGGAGCCCCACGCCATTCAAGTGGAGCAGAAACAAGATTACAATGGGAATTTAATTGCCCAACTGCAAAATGTAGAGGGGACAATAAATTTAATCTTGCTTATCGTTCTGATTCTAAAGTTTTTAAATGTTGGAAATGCAAATATAGTGGTTATATTTATAGGCTTGTTGAAGAATATGGTTCTAAAGATGATTTGTCCAGATTAGAGCTTATTTTGCCAAGATACGAAAGAGCAAACTTTAGCATTTTTAAAAATCTAGAAGTTGATCATAACTCAATTGTTTGTGAATTACCAGAAGGATATATGCCATTGTCACAAAAAAGAAAAAGCAGATTGTGGGAATTAGCCTGGGAGTATTTAACCATAGAAAGAAAAGTAAGTTTGTCTCAGATTGATAAATATAAAATAGGATACACAGAAAGCGGTCCTAGAAAATTTAGAATAATTATGCCATCTTTAAACGCTGCTGGTTTAACAAATTATTATGAAGCCAGAGCATACTTAAAAGATGCTAAACGGCCATATTGGAAACCAGATACCCCTCATGTTCATGACATAATTTATAACGAATATTTTATCAACTGGGATCTTCCAGTATATTTAGTTGAGGGTGTATTTGATTCTTATAGGATTCCCAACTCTATACCATTGCTTGGAAAATCACCATCACCACTACTAATAAGCAAATTGTTAGAACATAAATCAACAGTAATAATCTGTCTCGATTCAGATGCTTTTAAAGATAGTTCAGAATTTTACAACATGTTTTCTTCACTTGGTTTAAGTGTTTATTTTATTGATTTAAAAGGGGGGAAGGATGTTTCAAAAATATACGAAGATCATGGACAAGAAAAAATAAACGAAATTTTAAAACACCCAAAAAAGATTGATACACTTTTCGAAATTAACAAAATACTAAACGAATAAAATGACAACAAAAGAGTTATACCAATCAGCAAAAAACGCTACAGAATTTCCCAGTTTTTTATTATTTTATACATATAAAAATAAGGATGACGTGGTACAATTGGGATCTAGTATTCCTTTGAGTAAACAAGATGAAGATGGTGCGAATATTTCAAAAATGGAAAAAATAGAAAGAGATACTGAAAATTTTATGTTTTGGAATCACGACCCAAAATCATCCAAATGGTTCGAAGAAAATTCTAAAGCTATACAAGAACAATTTATTAAATATATTTTAGGGGTTAATGGATTTGGTCCCAAAATATCTAAAAACTAAAAAATGAAAAGATTTATTAACGCCCTAAAAATAGCATATTTTGCTTATAAAAACCCAAGAGTATTTCGACAGCATACATTTAAAATGTTGGCTGATTTATTTGAATTAATCTTAAAAGTTTCACACGAAGATAGACACATGATGACGCATATTGCTTTTGTTCACCCAGAAGAAGGCACTGAACATCAGATAGTATCTATTTGGGCTGGAGCTGGTGCAGCCGCAGAGCCAACAAAAAGAATTAAAGAACTGGTTGAAGAAAACTCTCGCTTAAAATTATTATTGAATCAACAAATTAAAGATTAATACCACACATGAAAATTGCGCATTTAGCAGATATACAAGTTAGATTTGGATCAAGACATGATGAATACAGAGCTGTATTTAAAAAACTGATCGAAGACTTACACAAAATTAAGCCTGACAGGATTGTTGTAGCTGGCGATATTAGCCACCACAAGATTAATATTTCACCAGGCTCATTCAACCTTATTTCAGAGTTACTCATCGGTCTATCAAGGGTTGCGCCAACAGATGTTATTCTTGGTAATCACGACATGAATTTACAGCAATTAGAACAAGGGGACGCAATAAGCCCAATTTTCAACCTATCAAATTTAATTGAAAAACACGCAGATAAAACAGCATATATTGTAACTGCTGAAAACAAAGATGAAATAGACTTTCAAAAGAAAGCTGTTTATTATTATCCTGATAGTGGATTTTATAAAATATCAGACAATTTTGTATACGGCGTTTATTCTATGAAAGATAACAAAATTCTTACATTAGAAGAAAAACAACCAGGTGTAAATTATGTAGCTTTATTTCATGGTCAAATAAACGGAGCGAGAGGAGATAATGGTTTGATTATACAAGGAGAAACACATTGGAAGCCGTCAGTTTTTAAAAATTTTGACATTGTAATGATGGGCGATATTCACGAATATCAAACATTTGAAAAAGAGGAAACAATGATAATTGATGAATCAGAATTGGATAAATACAAAAAAGAGGGATGGGAGGTGGTTGGTTATGAAGAATAGTAAACGTCTCAAAAGTGTAAGGAAGTCAAAAATAAATTGCTTAGCATCCTCAATAGGAAAGTCATTAGAAACACAAGCCAAAAACAAAAAAGTTTTACTCACAAGTGGCTATATAAAATATATTTTTGGAAACTGGGAGGTGCCCTCCTCTGAACAGGCAACAATTCTAAATTTAGAATTGCCATTAGCTACCAATTGGAAAGAAAACATTTTAGGAAAAGAAATAACAAAAGAAGAGCTAATCAAGTTGTTAGCCACAAACCCAAAAACTCCTCGCAAAAACATCTTCAACAACACTATTTCAAAAAAGAAGGTCAAAAAGAAATCGAAAAAAGCGAAACATAAATCTGCCCCTATAGTATCTGAAGAGATCGTAATTAAAAAACTTAGCAATGCTGCACTCCAAATAGTCCATTTTTTAAAAAACAACAGAATTAATTATGTACTTGAAAAATATTTTTCTGATTGCATTAATCCAAAGACTGGCATGATGCTTCCTTTTGACTTTTATCTTCCTGATTTGAATGTATGCATTGAGTATGACGGAGAGCAACATTTTAAGTATGTTCCAGAATTTCATGGTTTAGACAAAATAAAAGGTTTAAACCTATTAAACAAACAAAAAGAAAGAGACGAAGTAAAAAATAAATACTGTGCTCAACGAAATGTTGATTTAATAAGAATAAAATATAAAGATAATATAATTAAATTTTTAGAAACTAAATTAAAAAATAGAATATGAACTTATTGGAAAGAATTGAACAACTAGTAATTCGTTATCCAGAAAAAGATACGCAAATAGCGCAGTATGACTATAAAACCAGAACAACAAGTATGGTTCCGTCCAAAGATTACACTGAATTATATTTTGAAATGAAAATACTTATTCATGATGATAAATTAAAATTAATGTTTTTAGACATAATACAATATGGGAAGAAAGATTAAAATAAAGCGTAAATATGACTGGATGGCATACAGCGGTTCACTTCTGCAACAAAACTATGGTGAGTCTGTAGACAAGGGATATCTTCTTTGGGACATTGAGACTAGAAAGCATGAAAGAAAATTTGTACCAAATGATTATGGTTTTGCAAAATTAAATATTGCCAAGGGTGAAAAATTTGAAGAAAGAATTGAGCATATAAAATTCAGTAGCAACAAAAAGAAAACTAAGGTCTACATTGTTTGGGAAGATTACGAAGAAAACTTTTCACAAGAAAAGGAAAATCAAATTGTTAGACTAGTAAAAGACAAACACGGCTGCGAAGTTGTAAAGGTACAATTTGAAGCTTTAGCTAAAGAAATTGTTATTGCAGAGGATGAACAAGAAGAACTTAAAGAGAGCGAAGAATATTTGAAAGAATTTATATCAAATGGAAACTATAGCTGCACACAAGAAGAGGAGTTAGATTTACTAAAATTACACAGAGAAACCACCCAAGAGTTGGGTTTAGATGAGAGTCAACACCATAGTGCCAAATGGGAGCTCAACAAAATGGAAGCAAGCAATATTTTTTCCTTACCAATAAAACCAATTGTAATTGACTTTGATTTACTTGGAGGTATTACTGGAGTTTTTGGCAAAAATTACAACGGCAAATCAAATATTGTAAAAGTTCTTGTTTGGGGTTTATTTAAAGAAATTTTAGGAGGCGATTTAAATTCATCAAAATACATTGTTAATATTTACACAGATTCTAACAAGGGATATGTTAAACTTTGGATTACAATTGATGGTAAAAAATATTTAATTGAAAGAAGTGTAAAAACAACCATAAAAAAAGATGGAACAACTTCCAACAGTTATGGCGTTTCTTATAAAACATTAGAATTTGAATATGATGAAGACGGAAATTTAGATAATGAAAAATGGGAAAATGAAATATCTGACTCCGCGACTGCTGAAAAAAATGAAGTTGGTAAATTAATAGAAAAAGCAATTGGCACTTTTGATGATTTTACAAAAACATCTCTGCAAACACAAGGTGGCAAGGATGATTATTTAAGCATGTCACAACAACCAAAGAACACTCTTGTAAGTAAGTATTTGGGTTTAGAATCATATAAAGACAGATATGAATACAGAAAAGAAGAGTTTAACGAGATAAAGAAAAAACAAAAAGAACTAGGAGATAAATTAGTTTTAGAAGACAAAATAAAATCTTTAACTATTGAAAGAGATTATAAAAGTAAAAATTACGAAGAGTGTGTTAATGAAAAAAACAAAGCCTCACAAAGCAAAGAAGATGTTGATGTTGAAATTTTAAATTTAACAAAAAAAATTGAAAAATTAGACCCAGTTGAAATACAAGATATAGGTACTGCTACTTATAAAATAGAACAATGCAATTTGGATATAAAATCTAAAACAAAAGAGGTTGAAGATCTTACCGATTGGTTATCAAAAAACTTTAAAAAAGAACTTCAATTTGATAGTTCTGTAACAGAAGATAAACTTAGATCGCAAATTTCACTAGAAGAATCGTCCTTAAAGAAAGATTCGGCAAATAAATTAAATTTAGAATCCTGGCTTAGCTCAAAAAGTTTAAAACCAATTGAGAGTGACGAAGTTATTTTGCAATATGAAAAAAGCGTAGAAGAACTTTCTAAAAAAATAACAAATTTAGAAGGTCAACTAATTGCTTTTAAAGGTAAAAACTGCCCAACTTGCGGAAGTGTTCAAGAGAAGGCTGACCCACAAAAAGAAGAAGAGTGTCTTGAAGATATTCGTATTGCTAAAGAATTAATGGAGCATAAAAAAAATAGAATAAAACAAAACAAAGAAAGTCAATCACATAATTTAACTTTTCAAAACAACAACGATAAACTTTTAAATATCAAACAAACAATAGAAAATAGGGTAGAAAAAATTAATTCTTTAAAAGAAAAACTTGATCTATTTTTGAAGTCAGCTGATATTATAAAACACAACAAAGATGTCGACGAAAAATCAGTTTTGTTAAACACATTAAAATCCAAGCTTGAGGACCTAAAGAATCAAATTAAAAAGTTTGAGGATATAGTTTTAAAAATAAAAAACAATGAAGCAAAGAAAGAAAAGAACTTAGAAATACAAAATCAAATTAATGACAAATCAGAACTTTCTCAAGCCTACAAAGTCACAATTTATAACATGGACAAACAATCCACGATTTTGTTCGGTGAATTAAAAGTTATAGAAAACAACATAGAATACCATAAACAAAAACTTATAGATATCAGTGAATATGAGAAAAAATACAAAAAATATTCCATATACCTTCAGGCTATGCATAAAGACGGGATACCAGCCCTAATAATAAGAAAAAAATTACCATTAATAAACCATAGAATAAACACTATTTTACAACAAGCTGTAGATTTTAAGTTGCAATTATCTATTTTGGAAAATGGCGACATTGTGGAAACGTTTTATTTTAACGACGACAAATCTGATACATTGCCACTATCATTTGCTTCTGGAGCTCAAAAATTCGTATCTACAATAGCCATTAAAGATTCGCTTCATTATATTAGTAGTTTAACCAAACCATCTCTGTGTATTATAGATGAAGGTTTTGGCACCTTGGACGACGAATTAACTTTCGAAATAATGAATATTTTAAATTATTTAAAGAATAAACATAAAAACGTTATTGTGATTACGCACAGAAGTGAAATAAAAGACTTTGCAGATAATATAATAGAAGTGACAAAAGTTAGAAATGGTTTAACACAAGAGGTTTTAGATAAAAATCCAAAAGCTGGAATAACAACAATAAATATTTTATGAATATTATACCATCTACACCGCAAGATCAATCGAGTGGCCCACAACCACCAGACTATCCTAAAAAAAAGAGAGGAAGACCACCTACAAAAAAAGAGGCTGAGAATGTTGTAAAAACCATAGTTTCAATTCAAGAACAAAACGACAAAGAAAATATTGAAAAAGAAAAGTTAAAAAAAGAGCTTGAAGAGAGAAAGAGATTGTCAGAGTTAAATGAAATTAAAATAAAAGAAGCACAAGAAAAAATTAAACGCAAAATAAGAGAGATTGAGAAGAAAAGATTAGCAAAAAAGCAAGAAGAAAAAGCGATAAGTGAAATAGAAAAAAGCTACGGTAAAATTAAATGGAAATCATCTAAGTCTGGATATCTTATACAAGGTTTTTACAAAAACAAAATTGTGTTTGAGATCAAGAAAAACCTTTTTTTTAGTTTGTATATTAAAGATAAAAAATTAATGGAAAAGCATAAGACAGAAAAATCTTACGCAGGATGTTCAATTTTACTTAACTCTTTGAAGCAGAAATCTGAAAAGCTTCTTTTAGCTGTTTTGTGAGAGTGTCAATTTTGTTTTTTAATTTTCTAGCATTTTCTTTGTCCCTCAAATCTTGCTGTGTTTGAGGCTTTGCTTTTTGTTGTGGTTTAATTTTCTCTGAGCTTTTTTGAATTGGTTTTTTTATGTCTATTGGAGTAGGAGAAACTGGCACGTTTTTCTTGAGTTTATTTTGATACTCCATAGCTTTTTTCTTATCAAAAGCAACAAGTATTTTTGACATTGCTGAATCATTTGGGTTATAAGCTCCATTTATACCGCTTGGAGGTCCTTGAAAATAACCGCCAGTAAAAAACATAGATTTTATATTGGAAACTTTAAAAAGCCTCCATTCATCCTTAGCTTGAGCGCTCCCCTGTCTTGGATTTGTTTCAAGAGCTTTCTTTTCTGATTGACCCTCAACATGCACACCCCTTACCAAAAGTTGACCATTTTTATCATATCCCATCACAAAAGGCCACACAATTCTAGTCTTCCAAATTGGCATTTTGTATTTTTCATTATTGCTTTGAAACACCAATCCAACTTCAATACCGCCCTCTATAGCTTGTTTCATCAGTTCCATGTCAAATTTAACCCTACTTTTAGATGCAGCGTAAGGATCTGGCATTATAGATGCTTCTGATAGGTTTTTTGAATTGTCTGGGTTTAATCCAGCTAATTCCATTAATCTATTTCTATATGTTTCTGGTAAAACCATTTTATATAAATATTAAGCAAAAAGCTTTTATTTATAAGTTTTTTACACTAAATTTAACCTTGATTTATGATATTGCAAGAAGATAATAAAGCGCCAGAGTTGTTGGTAGAAGGCAAAAAAATTCATATAAGTTATAGTGAATTTTCTTTGTTTTATCAGTGTGGTCATAGACATCTTCTTGAAAAATATTTGGCTATATTACAACAGCCACCATCTATTCATTTATATTTTGGTAATTCAATACATGCATCTATTGAAATTGTTTTAAAAGATAATCTAAACATCGAACAAAGAGTGTCTTTTTTTAGAAATATGTTCACAAAATTAATGAAGGAAAATATGTATGACACATATGATTACAAAAATAATTTTGAAGACTTTCTTGATCAGGGTGAAAATATTTTAAGGATTTTAGATTTTGAAAAAATTTTTAAAGACTATGAAATTGTAGCTATCGAAGAGTCTTTATATGAAAATATATATTCTAATTTTTATTTTAAAGGTTTTATTGATCTTGTTGTTAGACATAAAGTAACTAAAAAATATAAAATTTTTGACTGGAAAACATCTGGTACAGATTGGGATATAGATAAAAAATTAAAAGACGAAATTTTTTTAGCACAAATGAGGTTTTACAAATTCTTTTGGGGTAGAAAAAACAATGTATTACTTGAAGATATCGAATGCTGCTATGTGGTTCTAAATAGATTAAGAGAGAAAAAAGACCCCAAATCTTACCCAGGAAATATACAGATAGTTGATGTAAATTCAACAAAAGCTGAAATAAAAAATTCGTTAAACAAACTTGTTTTAGCTATAAAGAGTATACATATTGATAGATTCTTTCCAAAAATAAAACAAACCCTTGGAAAAAACAGTTGTATATTTTGTCCTTTAAAAAATGGAAACCACCCCTATTGCGACTCTACCAACAGACAAGACAAAGTCCTATTAAAGGAGTACATTAAAAACTAGCTTTTTATTCTTGTTTTTTTGGCTAATGATGTTTATATTTTGTAAAAATAGACATCATCATGGCATATTACAAAAAAGAAGATATAGTAAAATTTATTGATACATCTTGTGAGAAAATACAAGAAAACAAACACACCCCTGTAACAGATCCAAAACAAGCAATTAAAGAACTAACAGATGAACAAGATTTGGTTGGTTTTTTTTGGCTTGAAATCAATAGTTCATCTGATGGTGGTGTAGGCTTAAAATTGGAAGGCAAGATTTTTGTAAGATTAAATGCTGAAATTTATACAGATGACAGATTTGCAATTGATTCTTATCACGCCGCTAAAGAAGGTGTGTCTGTGACAGATATAATTAAAAAAAGAGAAAAAGAACAAAAAGAAGCTGCTAATAAATTCACCCCAGAAATGTTAGAGGGTTTAAAAGGTTTTATATCCAACAATCAAAAATAAAAATGAACTTAAAGGAATTAGAGTCTTTAAAAGATTGCAACGAACTGGATCTACTTTATAAAATTATTAACAAGTCAGAATCAATCAAAAAAAGAGTGGAAAACCTTGTTGTTGGCGTAAAAGCAGCTGGCGTTGATGTTAGAAAGGCAATGCAAGATATAAGACTTTTATCAGAAATAATTAGAGATGAAGCACAAAGAAGAAAGAAGCAAAATATTCCATTTGAAAATTCTAGACTTTTTAAAGCTATAGAATCAGAGAAAAAAAGATTAGAAAAAGAAGAAATAAGGATAAGAAAATTAGAGGAAAAAAGAGCAAATAGAGCGTAATGTCTAAAAAAACATCTATAAAAAAAGAGTTCGAAGTAGAGATCACAAAATTAAAAACCAACTATGAGTTGAGATATGATTACAGTCCAATGATAACTGAATATATCAAAACACTGCCAAAAGAACATAGGGGCGTTAAAGTTGAAAGTGCGATAGATCCACATAGTGGGAAGCCGAAAGATGTATGGGTGAGACTTATACGAGAAGTGGCTATGGGACAAATTATTTCTTTTTTTCTAGACAACGCTATAAAATTTAAATTTAACAATGTTTTAGAAGAAGATATTAATAAATTACGTCAAGAATATTTGGATAGACAAAGACGACTAGCTGAATCTTTAAAACTAAAAGCAGAAAAATTGGTTGTAAGTGAAGAGGCTCTTCCGTTTATGAAAATACAACCATACAACTACCAAAAAAAGGCCGTTGCTTTTTTTGAAATAAACAATGGTAAAGCTATTCTTGGTGATGCTCCTGGAGTTGGAAAAACTCTTTCAGCTCTCGTTTACGCTGCTAAACATAGATATAAAACTTTAATAATATGTCCATCTTCTTTGAAGTTTGGTTGGAAAAACGAAACTTTAGATTTTACAAAAGATAAAGCTTTTATCTACAAATATAAACCAAAAAAAAATAGCCCACATAGAGCGTTTGATAAAAATGAATCACTATTTCACATTGTGAACTATGAATCTTTAGAAACATATGTTGAAATTAAATACAAACACGTATGTAAAGGTAGTGTAATAGTACCTGGAAAAGGTAGCACTGTTTGTAATCACGAAATAACAGATAATGTAAAAAAACATAAAGAATGCCCTGTTTGTAAAAATTCTAATTCTTTTAAAACAAGAATAGTTGGCCACACATTTTCAAAAGATAAATTTGGTCAAGATTTAAACCCCGCAGATTACGATCTTATTGTTATTGATGAGTTCCATAGAATAAAAGAAAAAAACACTGGGTGGACTAAAATCATTAGAGAAGCCTTCAAAGATGCTCCAAGAAAATTGCTTTTATCTGGAACCGCCATAAAAAGCAGACCAAAAGAATTTTTTATTGGTTTAAATTTTTTATATCCAGAAGAATTTAATAACCAACATGAGTTTGGTGTAAAATATTGCGCAGGTTTTCAAGATAATTTTGGTTGGAAATACGACGGAGCTTCAAATTTAGAAGAGTTATATGATCGCATGTCAAGATTCTTTTTGAGAAGACTAAAAAAAGATGTATTAAAAGATTTACCACCAAAAACATATACAAAAATACCAATCGAACTTGACGATTCTGAATATAAAGAGTACAACAGAATATTAGACGAGTGTACAAAAGTTATTGACGGACAGGAAATAAAGGATTCTTACTTGGTTCAGGTTAACAAATTAAAGATGTTTACAGCGTCTTGTAGACTAAAAAGAGTAATTGAATATATACAAGAAATTATAGATTCTGGTGAAAAAGTTGTAATAATGTCAGATTTCCAGAACGTGGCCACAAAAATATTCGAGCATTTCAAAGAGGTGGCAGTTCTCCATACTGGATCAATGAGCGACATAGAAAAACAAGAATCAGTAGACAGATTTCAAAAAGATAAAAATGTTAAAGTGTTCTCTGGTATGATAATAGCTTCTGGTGTTGGAATAACACTAACAGCAGCTTCCAGATTAATATTTATGGGTTATGCTTGGACACCAGCAGATATGACCCAATCTGAAGATAGAATACATAGAGCATCAACAACACATGATAATATTCAAATAATAACACCTTATTGTATAGATACAATAGATGAAGACATAATGAATCTTCTTAGTGAAAAAAATAAAACTGTTGACAGAGTTTTAGATGGTAAGGTTTTGGACAAAAACGAAAACGTGTCATCTGATAGTGTTTTTAAGTCTCTAATCAAAAAGATGTCTTCAAAAACGGGTAAAAATTTATAAAAAACGTTTTTTTTCTATATTTATTATAAAACATTTAAACCTCAAAAATATGAAAATACAGGAAAAAGAGCTACAACAAATCATAAAAGAAGAAGCGATTCGTCTTAAGAAAAAAATGATGCTTGAAGCTGAAAAAAGCAAAATCCTTAGCGAGTTGAAAGAATTAGAAGAAAGCGAAATGAGTGAGGGTGAAATGGAAGAGGGTTTTGGTGATTTTTTTAAAAAGGCCCTTGGTCAACTAAAACAATGGAAACTTGATGGTTCTTATTTTTCTAAAGCAAGTGCCGATGCTCAAAATTATCTAAAAAGCCACCCAGCAGCGAAAAGCGTTATAAAAACCATGCTAGCTAAAGGTGCCAATGAAAAGCAAGCCCAGGAAGCTGTTTTGCATTTGTATGATTGGGGTGGAAAACCAGATTGGAGTATAGCAACTTTTGACCCCAATACAATGATTTTCTCTTTAGAGCCACCAAAAGGAAATTTAAAAACAAATTAATAATAAAAAACCCGCTTTAAGCGGGTTTTTCTTTTTCTAATATTTTCTTATCTATTTCGGTAAGACAATTAGTTGTACCAAACATCAATATCTTATCAAGAACCATGTCTTTGTTGTAATTCTCTAACAAAATATTATCTAATGTTTCTTTTAAGTTTTCATTAAAAACACTGGTATCTATCTTGCCTTGAAAGATAAGATCCATAACATCTTCAACAATGATTTTTGCGCCAAACTTTTTCATTATTGAAACCAGTATTGACATTGACTTTGGCTCGCAAACAAATAATATGCTGTTTTCATCCAAATCAGTTAATATTTTGTCTGTGTCTTCACATAAATTGACATTAAGAAATTCTGCAAAATTTACAGGGTTGTGCTCTTTTTTATCAATTTTTTCCTCTAAAGCGCTTAGCTCGTCCATGTTTAACATGGAGGTTATTTTGTATGGTCTTAAATTCATAATCAATTCTTACATATAATTATACGCATAATTACCAAAAAAAGTTGCATATTCTAAAAAAAAGCCTATTTATTCTTAAAAAGCAATGGTAAAATTAGGAGATACTGGCTTAGAAGTCACTGAAGTACAAAAACTTCTGTCTTTACTTGGTTATGACCTGGTAGTTGATGGTCATTTTGGCCCAAAATCAGTTAGATCACTACAAGCGTTTCAAAAGAAAATGGGTCTTGTAGCTGACGGGGAATGTGGCCCAAAAACATTAGAAGCTCTAAAAGTTTCACAAAAAAGAACCTCAAAAGAGGAAAAATCAACAGTGCAACCAAAAGATTATGGCGATATAAATGTGAACAGAACTTTTTTATTGGACTCTACACAATACATAAAACAAACAACAAAAAAGGATAAAATATTTATTCATTTCACTGCTGGTGGACCAAACGCTGTTAATGTTATAAAAGGTTGGAATTCAGATGAAACAAGAGTTTCCACATCTTATGTTATAGATGGAGAAATTGGTCAAATTTTTGAGTGCTTTAGTCCAGATTATTGGGGATTTCATTTGGGTGTTAAAGGAACAAATGGGGCATTAGATAAAACTTCTATTGGAATTGAAATTTGTAATTGGGGACCGATAACAAAAAAGGGTGATAAATTTTACAACTACTTAAACAGAGAAATCAATGAGGATCAAGTGTATACTTTAGACAAGCCTTTTAGAGGTTATAGTTATTTTCACAAATTAACAAATGAACAGCTTTCTTCTCTTGAAAAGCTTTTAGAACACCTGATTTTAAACTACAACATACCAGTGCAAACCAATTTTGATAATACCTGGTTCGAATTCAACCAACAACTTATTGATAAAAAAACACCTGGTTTATGGTTGCACACGTCTTGTAGAAAAGATAAAACAGATTTTCCTCCAATGTCTGAGCTTTTAGATATGGTTAATCGTTTGTCCAAAAAGTTTAACAGTTAATAAAATTAAAATGGCTGCAGAGGAATGGAATGAAACAAGAATAAAGTCCCTAATCAAAGACACAATGAAACAAGAATTAAAAGACTTGTGGAATGACATTGAGAAAATAAAAGAAAAACAAAATAAAAAAACAGATGATGCCCAAGTTAGAGAAATAGTTCGATCTATGATAGTTAATCTACATAAATTTATGTGGCAAAAATCAAGCACCTATATAAAACAAATTTAATATGACACACCAGGAATTAAAGAAATTAATAAGAAAAACAATACAAAACGTTGCTTTTGATAACTTAAAACAATTAAAAAATCAGATTGATGTAAAAAAAACGGAATCTGATTTAAACTCTAGTAAATTATCTGAAGATGATGTGGATTTAGCATTGTTCAATGGTGGATACGAAAACAAAGAAAATAAAAAAAGATCACCAATAAAAATACATGAAAACACAAACAACAACTTAAAAATCACATCTTCTGAAATTAAACAATTTGAAAACAGTTTTCAACAAATTTTAGAAAAAATACCAGGTGCATCTATAGTTTTTTTAAAGCAAAATAACGGCTATTCAATGATGGCCACAAAAAGACCAGATGGAGTAGAGGCAAAAGCATCTGGTATAATAAATTTAGGTGAGGATGGTAAAATAAACTGGTTTTATTCTCTTTTAAATGGTTTTAAAATAAGCGCTCAAAACATAAAACTCACAGATGAGAACAAAAGTATGTTTGAGCTTATGGCAAATCACTATAATGATTGGCAAAAAAAATGGAGAGAAATATTAAATCTACCAAGCGCTCCAAAAGATGATGCGACAGAAGATCAAAAAGCAACATACACCCCATCAACACCTCCAGGTGGAGGAGCTGGAACTATGGCTAGTAATTCTCAAGCTGGCGCAATAGATTCAAATACAATGGGTATGTAATTGTTTTTAAATAAAAAGCGTTTATTTTAATAGCGTCTTGTTTTATATTTTTATTATGTTCACAAACAAACAGATAATTGATAATCAAACTATGTTTAAAGATGAAATAATCAATTATTTTATAAAAGAGAACAAAAATATAACAAAAGATCTTCTCGAAATAAATTCAAACGATGAATTTATTTTGAAAGAAAAGGAAAAAATGATAAGCAAACTTAAAAAAACAAACGTCAAAGATTCAATAAACAAATATTTTTTTTCTTCACCAAATAGAGATGAAAATTTTTATGCATGGTGGGATGTTAACTCTCAAGAAGCTAGAATTTTAAAATATGTCCAAAAATAGACAAAATACATTACCAATTCTAATAGATATTAGATTTAATGGATCACTTAATAAATTTGAAGAAGTATATGGTGATCATGTTACTTATGCTGAGATAGAGCAAGAAAGTTATATTGATCTTAAAACGATGTTCTTTGAAAAAATTAGTTCTAACATTAAATTTAGAAAATTTAATAGAGAAAGAAATGTGCTAACACTAAGAGCAGATATGCTAGAAAAAGAATACCAACTACTTCAAGATATTTTAGCAAACAAAGCGGTTAACGAAGAGGCAACAAACGATAAAAAAAATATAAGTGGTGAAAAAATAATGCATAAATTTAATTTTCTGCATGACTTTATAATATCGAAAATAAAGATAATGACAGAAGAGGATTTAATGCGCGTTAAAAAAAGTGCGTCTCTTGAAGATGAGATTTTTTTTGATGAAATGGCAACAAAAGTTTCTTTGGATGAAGCCGAAAACATTAGCGATGATGATTTCGAATAAAAAAATAATAAAAAAGTTATTATAATTATAAAATTAATAAAACAAAAACATGGAAGAAATTATAACAGAAGAGCAAAAAAATGCAATTCTTAAAAAAAGAAAAGAAATGCTAGCCAAAATGGGTGTTCCAAACGCTGGGAACATTCTCAAAGAAAGTGCTGTTGGGGGAAACCACACATCGTCAATGGCTCAAAAGTTGGCCGCGATAAAAAATGGGTCAGCAAGAGCTCAAATGCAGGGAATAATTCAAGGAGCTGAAAAAAAGGGTTTTCAGGGAATACCAGAACCATCAAAAAAGAGTAACAACCCATCTAAAAATGACGATATAAAACCAGAATACAAACAAGAGCTGGCTAACTTTTCACCACAAACCGATTCTGGTGAACTAGATGAGTTAGAAAGAATGTTTACTGGCGGAGAAACAGACTCAAGAAGATCAACTCCTGGTAGATACACACCACAATCAGAAGATTTAAATCTAGGTGTTGACACACAAACTGGCGAAATATCTGGAATGAAATATATGCCAACTTTCAACCCTCAAACGGCGATTCAAAGAAGTCAGGCGAAAAAGGCGGCGCAACAACAAAGTGAATACCTAAAATACGCTTCAAATGAAGAATACGTAATGTCTGAAACACCACAAAAAGATGCTATCAGCGGTTTAAATTTGAAAGGTATTCAAATAATGATGGAGACAATTGCTAAAGGTATTGCTGAAAAAACAATAAGAAGTGTTTTAAATGAATATTCTGAACAACAAAAAGGAAAGTTGTTTTTCGAATATTACAACAAAGAACAAAGCATTGTTAAAGCGTCTGATGGTAAATTATATAAACTAACACCAGTCACAATAAAAAAGAAATAACTCACAAATCACCCCATTCAAAAGCAGATGTAAATACCGCTTTAGCTTTTGTGTTTGGGTTAAGAGTTCCATTTTTCATTTTTTCTAAAAATGCTTCTGGTCTTGTTTTTAACAACCTAGTATTATCTTTGTTAGAAACAATTTGAAATTGTTGCGTCCTACAGTCAGAGATAATCCTTCTTTGTGAAAAAACAGAATTAACCAATTCAACCCAGCCTTTTTCTATGGCTACATCAATGTGTTGGGTGGCGTGACAAGCAATGCAAAGAGTAGAACAATCAGAATTAAAAGGATCTTGTTCGTTTACTTTTTCAACATGCATTAACAAACCCTTAGCGCCAGGTGGTTGTAATTCACAACCACAACATGTGTATTTGTCACGGGCCATTATTTCTTGTTTTTTTCTTTCATATTCTTTATCTCCTAAAAGTTTTTTAAACTCTCTGTCTGATGGAGATATTTTTAATGATAAGTCATAATTATTCATGTGTTTTTGTTTTTTTACTAGGACGTATTAAAAAATGCATTTGCTTTCCTTCTAATTTTGGCATAGATTCAGGTACTCCAACGTCTTTTAGCATTTCTGCAAATTTAAGTAAAACTATTTGACCTTGATCTTTAAACGCTATTCCTCTGCCTTTAAAAAACAAGACGGCCTTTACTTTATCTCCTCGTTTTAAGAATTCAGCACTTTGCCTTGCTTTTGTTAACATATCGTTTTCTCCGATATTTTGACTAAGTCTAATTTCTTTTGTGGTAGAAGTTTTTTGGTTTTTTTGTTTCTCCTTCTCTTTTTTAGCTTGATCAAATCTGAATTTTGGAAAATCCATTATTTTACAAACTGGTGGTGAACTAGAATTTGATATCTCTATAAGGTCTAACCCTAGTTTTTTTGCTAGATTTAAAGCTTCTTGAATGGTGAAAATTCCGTCTGTGTGCCCATCTGGTAATCCAACAAGCCTCACCTGGCTTGCCCTTATTTGGTGATTTATTCTATTGTCCAATTTTCAAAATTATTTTGTTAATAATATTGTTTAGTGTCAAATTTAATAAATTTTTGAGTATTTATAAATAAAATTCAAAGATTATGGAAAAAAAAGTTCTAAAAATGTCTGTAAATGATTTTAAACAATATATCATTTCCGAAGCCATGAAAATGCTTAATGCTGGCGATCCTATGGAGGTTGACATGAATAGCATGGATAAACTTAACACTAGCGATGGTGCAAAAGTTAAGGTAAAAGAAAATGGTAATTTTGAGTCAAAAACAGACGCGCCAAAATCTGGATCAGAAAACATTGAAAAACAAGAAGATACAGTTGATGTAGATATGAATCAAGCTCCTTCTAAAGGCGGAAGTGATGAAAAAATTGCAGCAGCAGTTTCTGTTGAAGCTTCTAATTCAACAAAGAAAGGAGACTCAGTAGAGGGTATGCATAATGCTAAATTTAATAGCTCAGACAAACAACCTTCTGTTGAATCATCTGTTCCTTTTGAAGAAAAAAACGAAAAAGTTGACATGAACTCTATGGACAAAGATGTTGACGAAGGAGCTAAAACTTATGTAGAAGCTGGGGCTAAGGATAACACTGGTCAACCTGACGCTAAATTCTCAGAAGAGGCAAAAAACGAAGAAGAGAAAAAAGAAAGAATAGCTAAAGCTATACAATTGCCAGAGTCTTTTAAAAACAAAAATGAGATGATAAAATTCATTAAAGAAGAAGCAAAGAAAATTTCTAAGTTACTATAATCGCACACATAGATCAAAATGAAACCAAGACCAAAAGTCTTGGTTTTTTCGTTTATTAGAACTATATTTTAAAAAATTAAATTATGTTTTTAAATATAGACAAATACATTTCAAAATACTCTTTTGTTAAATTCGGCACAGAAAAGGGCGATGTTTATTTTTGTAACTGTGGAAATGTTTTTAACAGAAAAAGCAACAGTGGAGATAACGATGAAATAAAACAACTTGTTGATATAAAAAACCAACTTAATGAAAACGATGAAGATGTCGATGTTTCTTCAGAGTTGCAAGATATTTTCAAAAATGTAAAAATTTCAATTGGAGACGATATTTCTTGTCCAAAATGTAAAAAAAATCTTCAAACAATAAACAACAAGGAAACCCTAATATCCGATGGAGAAGATTTTATTTCTGGTTTTGTTTTTATAGAAAAAGAAGACTCTTTGCTATTAATGTATTCTGTTATAAAACCAAACTTAGAATCACTAGAAAGTGTTCAATACACAGAAGAGTATTCTCATTTAAGATTTGACAAAATTGAGAGAAGGCTCTTTTTTAAAGATTTTAAAAAAGAAGAGGTAGAGTTTGATCTTGATGAAATTATAAGCACTGTAAACAAATTTATGGTGTTTAAGACAAATAAAGTTATTGGTTTGTTTGACATGCACTCTTTTGTTAATAGACTTGCAAATTTTACAATAGACTCTAAAAACATAGATATTGTAAACGATTTATTAAAAACTCTTCACGGGAAAAACAATGACCCTGGACAAGACGTTGTTAAAAAAATAATTTCTATATTTTTTGGAATAATAAAATACTCAAACCTTTCAACAATTGCAATTACAAAAGGCTCTATTTTCTTGTATGATATAATGTTAGAGTGTGACATTCCAAACTCTAATGTTTTAAGAGAAAACAACATAACGTCCCCAATAAAAATATTCAATTTTCTAGTAAAAAAATATGTGTCAAAATTAAACGAAGAAATTAATGTCGATAACAAGACTTTACATAATTTTAAATTTAAATCCAAAACAAGGATAGAATACGATGATCAAGGTGAAAATGTTGAAGTAAAAGAGGTTGATAAAGAGATTACAAAAACAATACAGATAAAAACAAACGCCAACTACAAAGAGGGCAAGGTGCAAAGAAATAAAGGTGAATATAAAGTTGAGGAGGCTGTTGCTGATGGAACGATATCAAAATTTGTTTTTAAACAAATAAAAAAATTCTCAGACTATAAAAAAATAATAAAATTTTTAAAACATACAGATAAAAACGAGTTAATACACTTATTGCAAAAATATGAGTTAGAGTTTCTTGTGAGCGTTATAGATCTTATTTATTTCAGAGAAAAAACAAACATAAAAGATTTAAAGAGGTTATTGAACATTATATTAGATTTTACAGCACATGAATCAAAAAAACACTGTAAATTTCTTGATGGTGTTTTAAGAATGGATTATAATCATGTATCAAAATTTGATTTTATAATATATGATGACACTCTTATGATGATGGCGGTTTTAAAGTTTGATCCAAAAATTCATTTTAATAAAATTAAAACATTTAAAGAGCTAAGAGAGTATCACGATAATCTTGTTAAATATTTTTCTGTCTTGAAAGATGAAGAAAAAAATGGCTCTATAATGGATTTTGTTTCTAAATTTAAATTTATTGAAGACAGAGCAAATTATGACGGCCCATTAGAATTTAAATTGTTGTCTACTCCTGGTATGATAATAAACGAGGGAATACAAATGAGACATAGCGCTGCTGCTTATGCAACAAAAGTTGCGCAAGGCTTTTATTTGATGGCCCAAGTTTACGATAAATCCCCAGAGCGAGGTGAAGATGAGCCACCAAGATACACAATAGGTTTTGATTATAATAAAAACACAGGATTAGAATTTGATCAAGTCAAAGGGTTTGCCAATGAACTTGGCGAAGGAATGCCTAAAAAAAGGGATAGATTTAAAAAAGAGTTGATGAAATGGATGACGATCAAAGATATATCATATAGACCAATTGGCGATATTAAACTTTTAGGAGATGATTTAACATATGAATCAAAATTGTAAAAGCGTTTTCTTATACAACGAAAACGATGAATTAATAACATTTGTCGACATTACAGAAGACAATAAAATTGTAAATTTTTATGATTTAAGAAATAGAAAATTGATAAAAATAAATAAAAATCAATATTTTGAATATGGTAAAGAATATACAGAAACTAATAGAGCAATAATCGTATTTTCAGAAGACTGCTCGCTTTTTCACACCTTTCTTGATGGAGAATCAAGAGTTGTGGCACAAAAAAGCAACTCGCACTCAAGGGAGCAACCAACGATAATATCAAAAATACACAACACAAACAACGATAATACAGAGAGTTTTACTATCAATAAAGATCTAGTTAATACCTGGTTGAAAAAGGCGAAACTTTAATTTTGTAAGCTATTTATTGTAAATTGAATAGATATGAAATTAAAGGATTTTTATTTGAGTATATTAAGTGAAAATGAAAACCATCTTCATTTAGACGCTGATACTATATCCACCGTTTCAGATGTAGATATAAACAAGTCAAAAGATAAAATAACTATAACATTTACAACAACTTACGGGAAAGATGCTGCTTTAACTGTTGATTATTCTCAATTTAAGAAATGGTTTTTAGATAATGCAAACAAAGAAAAAGATACTTTTAAAGACTTTGTAATAGATTTTGTGTCAAATTCAAAAGAGACTGAAGCTCCAACTGTTAATGAAATAGTTGATGATGATGGCAACATTATGCCAAGCGACGACAAACCAAAAAACACAACAAACCAAATGGTTGGATATAATAACACGTGGGACCTAGAAAAACTTGGCAAAACTCAAAGATTTAGGTCTAATAAATTTTTTACTGGTGGATATGGCGGCGGATTCATAGTGTGGAGTATCTTTTTAGTAATTTCAATGTTTAGTTTATTTTTTTAAAATATGGAAAATCAGGAAAATAATAGAATGAGAGAATTGGTGGAGTTTTTTAAAAACAAAAAAGAAATATTTAAAAAACCAAACATAAAAGAAGGCAAATCACCAAACTATCAAATATATCATGAAACTTTAAGTTCAGCAATAGAAGAGGTTAAAGAAAAAATAGAAAACATGGGCTTTACAATTGGGGATTTATTTCCACCAGTAGAACATGTAAACTATGGATCAACCTGGAGGGGGAAATTAGATTTAATGTATAATAACCAGTTAATAAACAGCGCTAGTATCCAAATTTACAGAATGGATAGTGGAAGATATGAGTTAAATTTTTATATAAACGGAACAAGGTTCCCTAAAAAAACAAATCAAAACGTGGATGAAAACAAAGAGCCAAAAAATACAATGGACGAAAATTTAAAAAAAGAATACAAGCGCCTAAAGGATTTAACTGATGGAAAATTAAACGCAAACTTCAAAGAAGGATATGTTCAAAATTCTGCCCCATTTGAACTTGGATCTGGCACAGCTAAAACCGTAAGCTCAATAGCAAACGATATGTATTCAAACCCAGCTGTAGCCTTTCAAACCATTAGACAACCACTGCAACCAGACGAAGCTATAGAATTAGCAATAACTAGAACTTTAAAATCTGGTTCTCCAGTTAAAGATATGGGCTTTTATGATGAAATAAATTGGCACCTACAAACCCTAGGATTTCCTGCAAAAAACGCTTTAGATATTAAAAACGTTATTTTGAAAATGATGGCAAAGTAATAATGAAAAAAGAATTTTTAAACGAACATATTTTTAAAAAGCTAAAAGACATTGTTTGTGAAATAGGTGAATATAATTACAACAAAACATTTTCGCCACCAGATAATGTAGCAAAAAAAGCAAAAGAAGCTCTTGCGCAAATAGAAATTGCAGATTACACCATAAAAAACACTAATCAGGGCTCTGGAAAAGAAAAAGCCGTAGAGTTATCTAAAAAAACAACACAAAATGTTGAACAAATGAAAAAAATGGCTAGTTTTTTTAGCGTTAATTCAGCGACTGTATCAAGAATTAAACAACAGGGAGGCCCAAAAACAGACGAAGAAAGACATGTTATGCAAGCCTGGGATTTACATGGTGGAGAATACGGAAATCAGTGGGTCAAAAAAGAACTTGAAAACTTTCATAAAGAAAATCAAAAAACAAAAGACAACCTTAGAAAGGCGGGTGGCGCTGGAAAAAACAAAGGCATGGGTATTTTTACAAAAAACACCCTTGACACAAATAAACACAGAATTCATCGTTAAAAATTTGCTTTTTATAAGTCTGATCTTTATATTTACACAAACAAATTAAAAATCTAGACAAAAATGAGCACAACATTTAACGAATCAGCATTTTCTGAATTAAACAAAATTACAACCCCCAATTTCGATGGGTCTGCAAAGTGGGAACGTCAACCAGCCGATGAAGAATTAAGACCATACGCTGAGTTTATAAAAAAACATACGCCCCACAACTCTGAGATAGAACCAGAGAGAATCAAATTTTATTATTTGCCAAAACTTTTAAAAGAAGGTGGAAATTATATAATTGGCAAACTTCAAGACAGAGATCCATTAGAAACAGATAATGATAATAGCTTTGACTATTTTGTTTGCATTAGTTATCCAGTTTGGAAAAACTTAGACACTAAAACAAAGGCTATACAATTAGATAAAGTTTTGTGCGGTATAAAATTAGCTCCTGGAAAAGATGCAGCAGAAATTGAAGCTAAAAAAAGACCCACTGATGTCAGAGAGTATCAAGATAGTTTAGATTGTTTTGGCGCTCTTGAGGTATTAAGAACTTCTAATGTTGTTAAAAAAAGCGCAGAACAAATCGCTGAAGCAGCAGCAGAAGAAAAGAAACAAAAGAAAGAAGATGCTAAGGCAAAAAGAGAAGCAAAAAAAACAAAAACTCAAAACGCATAAACTGTGAATGAAGATCTTTTAGAAGCGTCAATTTCTATTTTAAAATCTAAAATGGAATCTGTTATGTGTGACATTAATTTTTTAATGTCATCAAACAGTTATCAAGATGATCTACCAAAGAAATTAGCTTCAAAAATTTCTAAACTTAGAAAGGCAACACAAGACTACCAACAAGCCCTTGGTTTGAAAGCTCAAATCATGGCTATGAAAATTTCGGGTTTAGAACAAAAAAACGAGGATAAAGACGAACAAAAAAAATGATAATGATTGTAATATTAAAAATAATACTTTCGTTTTTAGCTGTAGCTTTGTTTGCTATTATTAGAAATGTAATAAAAGACTTTTTTTCTGTAAAAAAAACAGATGGATATGATATGCTATCTTTGTGGAAAAGATTAAAGTTTAATGCCCAATTTTACTTTATTTTAGTTTCTTTGATTAGTTTAGTTGTATTTTTTATTTACTTTATAATTACACCATTAAGTTTTAATAACAATGTTTAAAAACATTTGGAAACATTCAAGACTTAGATTTTATATTCTTAACACAATGTGGAATTATAAATTTTGGCTTTTTTCCACGAAAGTTTATAGAACAGAAACTCATGAGGTTATAAATAAAGATGAATTAACGATGGATTATACAACAATGGTAAAACCAACAAAAAAAATAATAAGCAGTAAACGCTTTTCTGGTTATATGTTTGAAAACAGGATTTACCATGACAACCCAGGTATCCAAGGTATAGACCAAGAAACATGGAAAGTGTGGAAAAAAAAGGGGTTAGTTGACTAAAAATTCAAACTAAATCACGCCAAACAAGTGGTTTTATAAAATCTCGCTCACAAGGCGAGATTTTTGTTATTATATCTTTTTTTTGGATATTTATTAGAAAACAACTCCAATATGGCAGATAAAGATAAAATATACCCAGAGGGATATCCACGTCAAACAGAGAGTTTTAGTGAACAACAAAAGTTCAAACTTGACACATTTAACATGATTAGAGATATCGCTTTAGAGGAAACTCAAAAGGTTTTCGAAAAACTGGGATATAAGAAATCAGATAAAATGGCAGGTGAATACGCTGATGGTAAAAAGTTGGGTTTTGGCACTGAAATAAACCATTTTAATGTAAAAATATCTTCAAACGCTCTTACAAACACTTATTTTGAGAAAATAATTTATTTTGGCGGCAAAGAAACAGTTTCAGAAATAAATATTTCATGGGACGCAAAAAATAAAGCTTTTGAGATGACGTACAAAACATCAGAAGATGGTTTTTTTAGAGGTCATGGTTCTAAGTCTGGTCAACATATGATCAACGAAAAATACAAATTTATATCAACGCCAAAAAACGATCTCAAATCAGAACTAAAAAAAATTTTCAACATGTGCGCAGAAAAAGAAGCAGCACAAATAACTAAAACAAAACTAGGTGTAGAAGATGGCACCGAAAAAAGCACAAAATCAATGGTAGAAAACTCTATGAAAAACTATAACCTAAAAGAACTAATGTCAGCTTCTGACGATGATTTGTTAAACGCTGTAGATAATTATCTAAATGAAGGCAAAAAAGAAGATGGCGTAGTTAAAAACAGCCCAGAAGTAATAGCTGCTAATAGTCCAGGAAAACTTTTATTTGATGACCTAGAAGAGTTAGAAGATGGAGAATTAAAAACTGCAGCTAAAAATAAGCTTAAAAAGTTTGGTTGTGTAGCAGTAAATGAACTAAAACCCTCACAAAAGAAAGCTTTTTTTGAAGAGCTTGAGGAAGAGTTGTCTATTAAAGAAATAACAGCCTCAGGTGGAAACGCAGCTGGTGGAGCATATTCTACACCATTTGCTTTTAAACCAGGTGGAGATTTAAACATTGGAAAAGAAGATTCAAACAAGAAAAAATTTGAAGAAACCAATTACTCTAAAAACAAACAATCAAAACCATATGTAAAAAAGAGCATGAAAGAAAACGACACTTTTTGGACAACTGTTGAAGTAGTACCTGGAAGTGGTTATGTTCCAAAAGGTATGGATAAAAATTTTGTTATGGGCAAACATCATGAAAACATAAAAAAAACAAATGAAAGCGTTTCTAAAGGCGCGGAGGGCTCTGTTTTAAAAGAGTCCCTTGTTAAAAAGAAGTTTGTTACATTGAGCGAAAACGTAGAAAAAGGTATCAATAAAAGATATATAATAACTGAAAAGAGAAATAAAGAAGAAGAAGAAAATAGGTGGAAAAATCTCGCTTTGTTTGAAACTAATCAAACAATAAAGAAAGCAGAAAGTGTAACAGAAGATGAAGATTTTGTACCAACTAAAAAAATTGTTAAAGAAAACTTAAACAAAGAAGAAGAAGAGTTTAGAAGCAGAGTAGATGTTAACATAGACGAACAAGTTGATGGTAAAAAAGTAATAATGGTTGCAAAACCAAACTCAACATCAAATGCAATGTTTAAAGTTTTTGAAGAAGATTATCTAAACGAAAGCAGAGCATACATAAAAGACCTTAATTCTGGTCAACTTATATTAAATCCAAATTATAAGGTAAAAAAATAAACCTAACAAAATCCACCTCTAGGTGGATTTTTTATTTTGTTTTATTTAAACAAATAGATATATTTATTTATATAAGTGAATTGACATGAAAACATTAAAAGTTGAAAATGTATCAGGCTTTAAATTAGATTTTTTTCTAAAGCAAAACGATAATGATATCCGTGTTGTTTTAGACTCTGGAGAATCTACTTGGTGCGATGCAGACAGCAACACAAAATCAATGATATTATATGAACGCAAAAATTTAATAAAAATTAGCCCAGATTCCGAACCAACAACAGACCCAGAAACAAGTAAAAATGTTTTACCAAAACACACCGAGTTAATAGCTCCACAATTAATCTCAGTAACACCAAACGCGTTTGTTGATTTTGATGGTGGTCGCGAAGAAGAGATTGGTTCTACAGAGGATATAGTTAAATCCCCAACAATAAACAACGTAGAAGAAATTGCAACTCAAACAAATATAATTTCTACAAAAACAAAAAAAATAAAAAAAGGCAAGAAACGTGGTCCCAAAAAGAAGCCTGGACCAAAACCAGGAGCAGCAAAAAGAAAAAAGAAATTATTAGAAAAGTTAGCTAAAGAACAAAAAAATGATAGCAAGAACATTCAAGATAAGCCTTAAAACATTTAGACGAAGAAAACTAACATTCTTACAACAAAAACTAAAAACAGTAATGAAATGCTACACTGTTCAAAATTTTGTTCTAAATGACAGTGAAAATACATTCACATTTTCGAAAACATATAAAAAAAATGGAGTTATCATAAATAGTGACTCCACAACATCTGGAGGTTTTAGCATTTTTGAAATACCAGACTCAGAAGATATAATTGTAAAAATTTATGTTGACTAAAAGAGAAGAGTATATAAAAACTTTTTTTAAAAATTATAGCGACTCTGACGCGGAAAAAATTGTAAAAAAAATATCCGAAATAGGTCAAAACATAGGTTTTATAGGTGAAAACTTAAGCAAAGACGTTTCCAAAACAGAAAAAAGAAAACATAAATACGATGTCTGGATAGCAAAAGAGGCAAAGAAAGACATCAATGTTTTAGATATGGGCTTTGATATACGATTAATTATTGATTGGGCCACCTCAACAAAAGCTAATCTTTTTTCTTATGACTTCTCATCTGCCAACGAAGAGCAATCTACTTGGCACAAAAATATGATGGTCAAATATGATATAGAAGACTTAAATATACCAGATCTAGATTTAGATAGAGTAATATTTAGATTTAGCGATAAACAGCATTTTTTATACATTTTAAATCAAGGCGATTTAAATTATGAAGGAAAAGCTATGGGCCACTGTGTAGGCTCTAACAAGAATTACACATCAAAAATTAAAAACAAACTCTCTTTAATTTTATCAATAAGAGATAGCAAAAACATTCCACATGTAACTATAGAATTAGATATAAAGAACTCTCAAGTTATACAAATACAAGGAAAGGGCAATAAAGAACCAGTTGCGAAATATAAAAAATTAATCAAAGAATTTGTTTTTTTCTCTACTAATTTTAAAGATATAGATAACCAAGAAGTATTAAAATTTCTTAACACTAACCTTATCTGATTATTTTATCCTGTAAAGTTTATCATCGCCTTCACCAGGCTCAAATTCATCTTGCTCAAATTCAAGAATAAAAAATCTTTCTTTTTCATCGCTATTAACGTCTGATTTCTCAAATATCTTTTTTTCATCTTTGATTCCAGCTAAAGCCTTCATTCTTTGTGCCATTTCATTCATTCTTTCCTCGGCCTCTTTTTCCTTTTTCAATAAACCAGTTTTTCTATCTGTATAATATTTTGGATCCTCAATAAGGTGATCCATTACAATTTCTATCTTTTTCTTTTTTGAATTAGTATGCTCACCTTCAATGGTCATTCCAACTCCAATCTCCTTTTCTATGTCGGCAACACTAACTTTATGTTTTTTTGCGATATCTTCAACAGACATATTGTCCGCTTTTCCACCTTTTAATTCGTTGCCTTCTTTTATGTTTTCTTTCATAATTTTTATTGAATATAAAGTTTCTGGATTGTTTACTATAAACTCAGATTCGCCAATATCGCTAATATCTCCATATGGAAAATAATCTTCCGCAAAAGGATCAGCATATTCAAATTTAGTATTTTGTTCAACACTTATTTCTAATACAACACCATTGTCTCCAGCATGTCCTTTAGCTATATCATAATCATCTGTAATAGAAAATTCTCCACCAAAAGCTTGTTGCGCCGCTGGAATAATTCCAGTTTTTAAAAAACTTTCAAGTCTTCTGCCAGAAATTCCATGATAATATACCCTATTATGTAAAGGAGTACCCTCTTGTTGTTGCCCAGTTAATTTTTCCATTATTTCCCCCATTGTAACCACTTCGGTGTATAATGAAGGCTTATACCCACTTGTGGTCCTAAGTACGTTCTACCATCCTTTAAATTGACTGTAGCACCCCATCCTAAATTAAAGCCTAAACCCCAAGTTTTTCTAAATTGTTTAGTTGCTTTTTTTGAAAGGGGGTCATCCATAATGCTAGCACCCTCTAATTGACTAAAAGTTATTCCAGGATAGCTTGTGGTCGCTCCAATAGTCACTTTTTTTGTTTTCGGATCTTCAAACAATCCCACTTTTAACTTTATCCTTTGTTCTAGTTGAAAACTACCAGGACCAGCTGCTACTTTTGAATATAAACCAAGTTTGTTAATATCTGCTTGACTAGAATCTTTTTTGTAATAATGTGTATTTAAAAAAGGAACTATACCAGATATTTTTCTAAAGTTACCATCTGGCATGTTGAGACTGTCAACAAAAGCGAAAGTTCCATTTCCTAAAGAGTCCATTTTTACATACACTGGAACCTTAACAATAGTTTCATGGTTGTTTACAGTTATTTTTTCAATAACTTTTGGATTTTGTTTTCTGAATTTTTCAAAACCAACCAGCAAATCGGAGTAACCATTTTTAAGCTCATCTACCGTTAATTTTAAAGCTAATTTTTCAGCTAACAAAACAGAATCATTAATTTTACTCTGCATTAAAACAGAATTCTTAGCCTCTATATTGTTTATAACCCTTTCTGATTCAGATTTTTGGTTGGCCAACTCTTCTTTTAAGTTTTTTACACGATTACATTGCATTAAAACAAAGGCAACTACAACAGTCAGCAAAATAAATTGCTGAATTCCCCTATTTTTTGGATCCTTTATCCAAGAAAGTATTGACAAAAAGGCTTTCATTTTACAATAAATATGTTGCAAAAAGAATTACTTATTAAAAAGTTTGTTTATAATATCCTTTTCGTCAACCTTAGTAAAAGATTCAACATCTTTTGATGTTTTGTTTTCAGAGTTTATTTTTACATCACCTCTAAAAACGCCAACTGATGATTTTACACCCATAGTTTCAGCAACACTGTCAACAATTCTTTCTACTATATCTTGAACCACTATTTTTAAAGCGTCGCCTTTCTTTTTGTCATCACCATCAAAATCGTTGTTGCTCCACTTAGCTATTTCATTATATACATCAATTGTTGTTTTGACTATATTAAATTCAATTGTTTTATTGTCCATTTTTTTATTTTTATGTGTTATTTTTATATGTTTATTTAATTATTTTATAATATAATGTTTTTCACAAAAAAAACAAAATGAATAGCAATTTTACACACATATTACAATGCTTAATTAATAACACTTTTTGTTACGAATGGAAAAATATGACTGAAAAAGAATTAAATCACATATGCCATTATTTGGATTACAAAAAAATAGAAGATAGATATTTGTGTGATAATGTAGAGTTACATGACTTTATAAGGTGGGACAGACTTGATAAAATGCAGAGTGTAAGAGTGTTGACCAGACACCCAGAACTATCTTCAAAAATAGATCTAAGAAGATTCACCTATAAAATAAAAGAAGTGTGGTACTTCATTAAAAATGATCACACAAGACTATTTAAATATTTTGATTTTGATTTAAAAAACTTACCAAAAGAGGATGCTTATTTTCTTTTTTGCTTAGGTAAAGAAGATTTTCTTGATCTTATAGATTTGGAAAAATATACATTTAATCACATCGAATGTTTCAACATAATAAAAGCGTATAATTTTCAAAGAAGAGTGATTACTAAACTAAACTATTCATCTTTAAAAAGTAATCAAATTGCTAGTATTTTTTCAAATACGAATGAAGAGTTTCTTGATCTTTTTTCAGTCGATCAACTTACAACTCTTGATTGGCTAGAATTATTATCATATCAACCAGGATTTATAAAGTATTGTGATTTTGATAAATTTATACAAGGCGATCCATTTAATCTAATTAAACTCATTACCATGTTTGAATATCCAGATTTGTCTTATTTAATCTATTCTATAGATAAAGGTAGTATAACTCCTCTTGGTTGGGAGAAATTATTAATACACAACCACAACAAATATTTAGATATTTGTGATTTTATAAAACTAAAAGAAAACAATTGGTTAGAGATATTAAAATTCAAACCAGAACTATCTATTTACAAAAATTAGTTTTTGCAACAACAACCTTCTTTGCAAATACAATTTTCTTTAGACTCCTCTGAGCATTTGCAGTTTTTACACTCGCAAGTTTTTTTACAACTGCAAGCTTTTCCGCAAGCGCATTTATCTTTTGATTCTTCATAATTGCCAAACGGATAATCTCCGTGAAAGTCTGGATATTCTTCGTTGTCCATTTTATAATAGTTTTTCAATTTTAGATTTCCAAGTGCCAAGTAATTTTATGGCGCTATCTATTTTTTTTACTCCGTCAGAAAAATCTTCGTTTTCTATGTTTTTCATTAAATCCACGAGTGTGGATCTTAAATCTTTTGCTTCTTTTTTCCACTCCGAATTAGAGGGTAACAAAATGTCAAGCTCTTTTAGGTCTAAAGTATTTTTTAAAACTTCTTTTATGTAGTTTCTAATTTCTTGTTTATCCAAGTTTGCGCTCATTGTTTATTCTATGTTTTTTATATAAATACTCATATTTATTGGCGCTTTTTTATTGCCATAAATTTTAGGGTACAGCTTATAAATAAATATGTTAAATAAAGTGTAAAATGAAAAATAGCTACCCCTTTTTATGGAAATTATACATGATTTTTTGTTGTGAGCCATTAGTTTAAACATATATTTTCCACCAGAATCCTCAACATTTGCAAAAACCCAAGTTTGCACTTTACATGACATCATATATTTTACTACCCTTTTTCCATTTATATAGCAAACCGCGTATATTTTTAAAATGCCATCATTTGAGCCAACCCAACCTATGTAAGCAGAATTCCACGTTGTCTTACCATAAGAAAAACCACATATAGTGTTTATTTCTTGTTCATTGTCCATTGGGTTATATGAACATTGAGGAGACATATAAAACCTTATGGTTTGATTTATTAAACTGTTTTTAATGGAAATTTGTAAAAAAACAAACACTAAAAAAGAAACAAAAGCTATAGTTACACTTGAAGAATACCAAGATAAAACAACGCCAAATAACAACCAAAAAAAGACAATAAAAAACGGCTGCTTTCTCAAGCCGCTGAATTTATTATCTCCTTTTTGTATTTTATAAAGATTCATATTGTTGTTTATTTTAGGGCTTTGATTTTGTATATTTTAAAAAGATATTTATAAATAAAGAAAATAAAATGAATTTCAACAACAAGTTAGTTTTTTGCGCTATACCAAGCCCACAAAACAATAAAAAATATTTAGTATTTGTGGCTCCCAAAGGCTCAAATGTTGTAGACGACTCTTTTTGTTCTAATCCTGACTATGAGATATTGGTTCAGCTACTAAACGATAAGGGTTTAGAAGAAATAGACTCCTGCTCATTTGAAACAAAGGATGCAATAAAAAACAAAAAAGAACTAGAGATATTGTTGAAAAATCTCGTAAAGTTAGGCATAAAATATAGTAAACCACTAGAGTTTAACATCATGTCGGAGTTTCAAATTTTAAACCAGAGCATTATTTTTGATTTTTTACCATTTAAAAATAATTTAAAAACAGACAACTCACTTCTTGGTTTGGATGAATTTGTGGTTAAAAACAAAGTGCCAGGAGTCGGCGAAAAGATAAAGTTAAACTTTTACTTGTTTTTACAATGCGTTTTCCAAAGCGAAAATGATGTGTTTCTTGAGTTAGTTGGGGATTTGTATTCAAAAGAAAACACTAATTTCAAAAATTTTTTACAAATTACATCTTCTGATTTTGTCAGAATCGACTCTGGATTCCCGCAAGTTATAATTTTACAAAGCGTAAAAACTTACGCAGACTTTTTAAAAGAGATAAACTTTTTGTATAAAGGAAATTTTAAATACGTTAAACACATTATAGATCCAGAAGGAAGAGCCGTTGTAAGAACCAAAGAATTTCACTATAACATCTTAGAAATAAAAAAACATATAAATCCATCTCTTAGAATAGTCGTAGAGGTTAATTTAAATAAATATTATGACGACATGATATTGATGTCAAAAAAAATAAAAAGAGAAAAATCTAACTATAAAAAAACATCTTTTGATATCAGCAACATTAAGTCTGATATGAACGAATTAAAAGAAAGGCTAAGTAGCAAAATGTTAAACTTTGCTGAAATGGATGAGTTTGAAAAAGCTGAAAACGTGAAAAAAGATATAGTGTTTATAGACAATAAAATGCAATTTGTTGACAGCTTGGATAAAAAAGTTATTACACAGGAAGAATATTTAAAAAACTTTTGTTTAAACAATTAATTTTTTCTACATTTGCTTTTATAACTCTCTTTAAAAGCGTGAAAACCTTTGTTTTAATAGTTTCAAAGCAATTTCCAAAAACACATAAAAATTCTGGAAAAGATACTGGGTTCATTATGGCAATTAAAAATTTGCCAAATTTAGAAAAAAGCAAAATACACACCATCAGAGGAAATTATAACCTATGGTCTAAAAGAGCAAAAGAGATTAATGAAGGTAAAGCCATTTTATCTATTAGATACTGGAGCGGAAAACCATACAATTCCAAACAAATTGAAATAAAACAACTCCAAAAGGTTGGAATAGAGAAATTAGAAGATCCAACAAATTTTGTATTTGCCCCTATTGAAGGCGCTTGTATACCATGGGGAGACGTTGCTAAAAACGACGGATTAAGTTTCGAAGATTTTTGTGATTGGTTTAAAATTAAATCTAAAGAACCAATGGCAATTATACACTTTACAAATTTTAGATACCACAATTAATTATATAAACACATGAAACAATACCTAGATCTCCTTAAATCAATAAAAGAAAATGGCACCTATAAACCAGCTGCAAGAGCTGGTATGCCAGGAACCCAAAGCTTATTCGGTTACCAATTTAGACATAATTTATCAGAGGGTTTTCCATTGCTGACAACTAAAAAAATGTTTTTTAAAGGTGTTATAGTTGAACTTCTATGGTTTCTTCGCGGAGATACAAATGTTAAGTACTTAATTGACAACGGTGTCAACATTTGGAATGAAGATGCCTACAACTTTTATTTAAAAGAATGTAAAAAATGCAATGTTGAAAAAGAATATATTTACACATTTGATGAGTTTGTGAATCATATAAAACTCGGTAATCAGCACAATATTGGGGGCTTATCAAACACATACAAGCTTGGAGATTGCGGATATCAATATGGTAAAGTTTGGAGGGCCTGGGATAAAGTTACAAACGATGAAATGCCACCAAACTTTGCAAATACACATATTGAAATTGATCAAATTAAAAATGTTTTAACATCACTTCAAAAAAACCCAGAATCAAGAAGACATATGGTTACAGCTTTAGACCCAACTCACGAAAATGAGCTAGCTCTCTATTGGTGCCATTCTATGTTTCAGTTTAACTGTAGACCTTTAAGTTGGCAACAAAGAATGGAGATTTGTGATAATCAAGAAAAGGGAAATATTAGCCCATTTATTGAAACATTAATTCATCATCAGATGGATTTGTGGAATGTCCCAAAATATTATTTAGATTGTCAACTTTATCAACGCTCGGCGGATTCTTTTCTTGGAGTGCCATTCAATATAGCCTCATATTCTTTGCTTGTACATTTTTTTGCAAAAATTTGCAATATGATCCCTGGTGATTTTATACACACTTTTGGAGATGTCCATATTTATGATAATCATAAAGAGGCGGTTGAAACACAGCTAGCTAGAGAACCAATGCCTTTGCCAAAATTGGTTGAAACAAGAGAAATAGACTGGGTAACAATAGGTAAAACTTTTGATTTTTCGTCGCTATCCCACACAGATTTCAAATTAGAAGATTATAATTCACACCCCAGTATTAAAGCTGAATTGTCAACTGGTTTAATAAAATAGTATGTCAGAAGAAATAAATATAGAGCTCCCAGAATCCGTAATTCAAGTTGGTAAACATACACAAATAAATTTTTCAGCAATGGAAAATAAGGTTATTATTGGACTTGTGGGATACGCCAAGTCTGGCAAGGACTTCATTACAAAATATTTTGTAGATGAATATGGTTACCAAAGAGTTGCTTTTGCAGATAACATCAAAAAGGAAATGAACCTTCATTTAAAAACTCAAGTTGTTAAAGATATTTTTGAAAAAACTGGTATATATCTTGACCCAGAAAAATTAGATTTTTTTTCTGAAGATATTGAAACAAAAAAATTAATCAGACCTTATATTATTTGGTATGGTGAAAAATTGAGAAAAGTCAATGGCACATTTTGTTGGATAAACAGAGCTTTTGAAGAAGATGGAAAAGATATGGATAAAATTATTTTATCAGATGTGAGAAGATTACCAGAGCTTAACATATTCAAAAACTCAAATGAGTTTGCAAAAAGAACCGCGAAATGTGCTGCGGAAGTTGGTTTGTACAGAAATTTACCAACCACAAAAAACTTTGGAACACTTTTATTTGAAGTCAACCAATTTAAACTAAAAGACTCAGATCAACTTACAATTGACACAATACTTGAGGCAAGGGAGCAGTGGCTTATTGATGATACTTTTTATGTGGATTCCAGACTTCCAGAAGATGGAAATTTTAGACAAAAGGCAATTGAAATTCAGATCAAAAAAGTTGTAAAAAAATTCGGAATTGTTAAACCAGATAAGGTAAAAAATATACAAACCAACATTTTTCAAACAAAATGATGGCTTGCTGATTTAATGACCTGGTGGTGTTGCGCCAGGTTGATTAGAGTTAATTGTTGGCACACCTTCAGGTTGTCCATTTCTAACATTTTGGGTCCTATCTAAAAGCAGTCTTATATTTCCTCGAATTTCTTCTATCGACTTTATAAACTCTTCGTCTTTATCTCTTTGTTTATCTAATTTGTTCGAAATACTTTCCTCAACCTGTTTTACAAAGATCTGCTTTTCTTCGTCCACCTTTTTTTTATAATCAGACACATCTGATTTCACATCAAAATACATCATTGAAAATATTGTGGTACTTAAAGTTATTGCTCCGCCTATTATCCAAAGAGCCGTCTTTACAGATAAGGTTATTTTGGTACCCTCACCAATCACTTTTCCATTAACATCTATTTCTTTTCCATCTGCCATAATTACCAAACGTTTACTTCAGACCATTTTATTTTTATTGGTACACCCAATTTAGAATTATATAAATATGCTAATTGAAACCATCCGTTAAAATCGTTTGATTTAGGCGGAACTAAAGCATAATTAAATTCAACCGCCTTATATTCTTTATCCCCATACACAAAAAACAATTGTATGTTTTTTATATAAGAACTTGCAGCATATGAGGTTGTATAGTAACTATTACTCCATAAATAAACATATGAATAATAGTGTCCATCTTTGGCTTTAGTTTTTTCATCAACAACCATCACAAAGAAAGATCCACATCCAGCGCATGTTGGATTTGATTGTACCCAGGTGTTGAAATGATGTGGGTAAATTGTCATTTGGTTTTGCGCACTCAAATTAAGAGCTAAAAGCAGCGCTGTGCCTGTTATTATTTTTTTAATCCAATTCATATAATTTGTCATAACCATAATTGTGAGTAAAGTCTTTTATCAATACCCCAGCAATAGCATTAGCTTGATCTTCTATTACACCGCCAATGTTGGGCACCTCTTCTCCTTTTTTAAACACCCCAAGCTCTCTTTGTCTGTTGTGAACTAATTCATGACCAATCGACCTACATACATCTACAAGAGCTCTACCACCAAATCTAATATGATTCTCGTTTTCATTAGGTAAATAAGCCGCTGTGGTTGATATATATTCATCTCTACCATTTTTAACAACCACAGTAACTGGTTCAGACATCTTTAATTTTGAACAGGTGAAATTTATAAAATCTTTAAGAATTTTTATTTTTTCCTCAGTCATACCGTCAATGTCTTTTTCAATTTTAAGCTTATTTTTTTTGACTAAACCCCAAAAGTCTTTGCTTTTATCTGAATGAGAAAAAACCATCTTATGCCCAGAAACCTTAAATATATTATCAAAATCTTTTTTATATTTATTTCCCTCGCCCTTTTTTACATAAGCAATTGTTATATGAGGTTGGTAGTTTGGAAAGGTAGAGGTGTGTGGAAGTTTTTTAGCTAATTTATTCATCCTTTCAAGTTCTTTTGATTTTACATTGAACTTTACAACATCATATGGTTTACCCTCTGTTTCAAATATGCCAACACCAGTTATTTCAACAGTGATCGGACCATTAAGAACTTTTTTGACTACTTTTTTAACATCTTCTAATTGCACATCATCTTTAAATCCGTATAAAACTGTAACGTGCGGCTCTTTTTCAATACCAAATCCTGGTTCATCATAAATATCTTTTGGCAATATCTTACTGATAACACTATTCCAATTCGGAATCTCAAAATTAACCATTAAACATCCATATTTTGGACTACCATCTTTATTTCTTAAATTTTTAGATTCATTTAAACTCATAACGTTATCAAAAGTTGTGGTTTTAATATCGTCAAGTTTATCAAGGTATCCACTGTTTCTTAAAACTTTAAAAACAAGATTTTCAATTGAATATTCTCCACCAGTTTCAACAGAAGATTTTCTCATATTCTTTATCTTCTTCTTTAAATTATCTGCGGCTTTTAATTTTGATTCATCATCAACAATGTTACAAACATCATCTATTTTGTTCATTAAATTAGCAGCCTTTTGTTTAATCTCATCAACATCTATAAAAATGTTTTTCTTGGATGGTTTTTTTATCCACTTGTTTTGTAATAAACTATAAACAGCTTTGTTCTTGTGTAGAGCTTCTTTTTCTTTTGCAAACAATTCAACTGGAAAACCAAATATGGTTATATCATGTTTGTTTAGCCAGTTTTCTTTTTTAGCATCAATATAATCAGAGATAATTTCACCAGGCTCATTGTCATCATTTTCAAAAATAACATGAACATCAATGTCGCTGTTTTTTGTCCAATTATAGTTTGTTAGACTTCCAGTAAAATATATGTCTTTAATCGGGTAATCAAGTTTTAAAGATTTATAGAACTCTTTTCCAATAGTTATCATTTTTTGCCTGACATCTTGTTTTAAAACACCGCCCTTATCCCAAAGCTTGCCGTTTAATCCACTTTTTAACTTAGAAACGTCTACGACATCTATATCACTTGGCAAAACCAATTCTTTTAGTTGTTTTTTAATTCTATACGGTATATGTCCCATGATTATTATACTAATATAAATAGAATGAAAAAAGCCAGTTTAAGCTGGCTTTTTATTGTGTTTTGTTTTAAAATTTTACTTTTTTCTTTCGTCATCATCACTTTTCAAAGTGTTGTAATTCAATAATCTATCCCACTTATTTTTTTCAGACTCATTTTTAAACTCAATGTGCTTTTCTTTGTTTATTTCATCAACATTTATATTTCTTTCTCTGATTGTTTTTTTCATTATTTGACCAACAAAGTCTTCTTCACCTTCTGAAATTAGTGGATTTCTAAGATCAATACTTTTGTTTATTTTCTTTATCTCCTCAGCAAGTCTATCTATTTCATCTGGGGTGATTGATATTTTGTCATCAACGATAGGCTCTAACTCTTCCTTAACAGGTTTTTTATCTTTGTTTTTAACACCACTTTCAAAAGAAAACAAATGTTTCTTGGCTTCAGAAATAACATAATTTCTAAACTCCTCAGTATTTTTAAACTCTATTTGACTCATAAAAACTTAACTGTTTGATAATAAATATTCTAAAATTTTATAATTATATACGAACTTTCAATAAAAAACAATATTTACCTGTTTTTTTATTAAAAAACACATTAATTTGCTTGTGTTACATTTTTTTTCTAAATTTAATTATGAGAAACATTGAAAAATTGATTAGACAGGATGTGCCAGACATCGAAGACGTTTCATTTGATAAAAAAAACATAGACAAACTGGTTGGATACGCGGAAATGTTTGGCAATGATTTTATCCCACTTTATAAGGGTATAAATTACATACCATTCACTCCTGGAAAAGCAATTGAAGCCATAGAGCCAATTAATGAAAAAGCAATGTATACATCTGGTGATCTAGAAACCGTTATAGGTCATTTAAAACTTGAAGATGGTACAACAATTCTTTTGCAAGACAAAAAACTATTTCTTGAAAAACTAGCTAAAAACTATGAAGAGGATGGTGTAGAATTGAGTGAAGGCGAGAGTTATGATGGAATGGCGCTTGAGTGGTATTACTATAACACTATTGGCGGCTATATGGAGGGAATACCAGCTTTTGCCGTTTTGTATGCCAAATAATATTTTTTTATAATCTCTGGGAATTTGTTGCTAAACATTTCTTTAGAATTAACAAAAATCTCTTTCGCTCCCTTATTTATGTTTATGTTGGCAAACGCTGGATTTACACTTCTAATCGCATAAATTATATCCCCATTCATTAGAGTTATAACAAACCTGCTAATATCGTCAATACCTAACTTTCCCTTTATTTTAATTGGTTTTAATTCTTTCAACGAATCTTTATATTGTTGCCCAATGGCATCAGCAAACCCTCTTTTTTTCTCATCCTCAATATCAATCTTAACCTCGCAGAGTATGGAGTTTTCCTCAATAGTTTCTTTGATAATATATCTTAAGACATTGATCATGTTTATAAATATGTAATTATTTATTAAGAAGTGATATAAAATTGTTTGTTTCTAATCTTTCTTGTTCTATACCTATGTCTTTACCTTTAAAACCTTTTTCTACTAAACTTTTTCCAGAAACACTCAAATTAAACTTTAAAAAAGTGTCTATTAAATGCATGTCAATATTATTTAATGTTGAAAAATGATAAATTTGTTCATTTGTCAGTTTACAATTTGTTTGCGCCTTTTTAATTTTAAATACAGTATCTATATTTAAACTTTTTAAAATAACCAAAAAAGATATGGACGTAATTTCATCAGATGTATATTTTAAATTACTTAATTCACTCCTTAAAACATCAATATTGTTGTTTTGCAGAAGTGTTGCTAAAATTATAATAACATCTTTTTGATTTCCTATTTTTTCAATTTTATCTTTATCCAAAATTAAACTACCAAAAACATAAACAAACACTTTATATTCTTCATATAATTTCAAGAAAAAAGTGGTGTTTTTAGAAGTTTTTATCCCTTTTAAAAATTCATCTCTAATTCTCTCATGAGAAATGTTTTTCAAAAGAGAAACCGTACTTTTTAAAGCCTGATCTATATCTTTCTTAATTTGTGCCATATGGTTTTTTCTATTTTATTAAAATTGTTATGAATATCATATTCCCAAAATCTAATAAAGTTTATTTTGTTTTCTAACAACATTTCGTTTTTTCTTTTGTCTCTACCCAGGTTTTTTAATTGAATTTTGTCCAAATTTTTGCTCATATAAAATTGTGGATTTCCATGCCAATAATCGCCATCACACTCAATTACAAAATTGTAATCAGGTAAAAAAAAATCTACTTTAAACCCATTTAAATTAAAATTTTTTTCATAATTTAAATTTTCTTTTTTTAAAAAATCCTCCATTTTTATCTCTATTAATGTTGGTTTTTTTGTTTGTATCATAGCGTTATTTAACCTACTAATTATTCTGCTTTTTTCTTCTTTTGTTTTTTTTCCCCATATTTCTTTTTGAATTTTAGAAATTTTAACCCCAGCACTTAACAGTTTATTATTAGTATGTTTTGTTAATCCTTTACACCAAGATTTTTTTCCATACATTGGGTTTTTTATACCATTATAATCTGGTAAAAGCCCATTTTTAGACATTTCCTGTTTTGTTTTAGACATTTTTAAAGATCTATCTTTAATCATTTTAGAGTTCTCTTTGTTCAAACCTTTTAATTTTGATGTCTTTCCATACATTCCGTTTTTTTTACCAGAATTATTTCTTGATTTAGCCTTATATGTTTGCTCCTTAGTGTGTTTTAATTTTAATTTTTTAATTTTAAGATTAATAGCTGTTTTTGTTCTATTGTATTTTTTTTTAAAAATTTCACAAATTTCTTTTAAGACTAAACCTTGTTCTATATAAAGTTTTTTTAAAAATTCAACCTCTTCTTCTTTCCATACTTTACGCATATATATTATTTTTCATAATAAATAGAGCAAAATATCCTAAAAGTATCTTTAAGGTTGTGTCATAGATAAAAACCTAAAAAATCTAAGTATTCTAAGCGGGTCTTCTGAAAATCGCTCCATTGGATTGCCTACAGTGTTAACTGTCATATTTTTTAAATCTTCAACACCACCAACTAAATCCACCACCTCACCACGATCAATATCATAAAAAAGAGCGTTTATAGTTAAATCTCGCCTTTTTACATCTTTGTCTATTGTGGTAAACACAACTGAATCTGGTCTTCTACCAGAACCAATATCAGACCTAAATGTGGCGATCTCAAAATCCCCAGTTGGCGTAAAAACATTAATAACACCAAAGGCTTTACCAGTTGCAATTGTACGGTATTTATTTTTTAACATACTCTCAACAATGTCTGGCAAAGCATCCGTAGCTAAATCAAAATCTTTTGGTTCTTTTTTAAGAAGCAAGTCGCGCACAGCACCACCAACAACAAAAAGTTTAAAATTATTTGCTTTAAAAATATCCTTTATTTTTAAAATATCATCAGGTAAATCAAAATCAATTTTTAATATCTCTTTTTTGTTATCTAAAGCTTTTTCTAAAATAGCTCTTATTTTTAATCTCAAATTATTCTCCTGCATCTTTTCTTCGTTTTAATTCTTTTTTCCAATTGTTTAATGTTCCTAACACATACTCTCTTACCCCAGAAGAGTTTGCAGAGTGCACAATAAAATCCATGTCGGAAATATCCAACTCCATTTCAAACACCAACCATTTAGCTGCATCCTTTCCTTCTTCCATGTTTTCTCCAAGATCGTTGTCGAATGATATAAATTCTGGCACACCACAATCCTCAACTTTTTTTTTGAATTCGGTTAAATTTCTAACAACCTCCCAGTTTTGACTATCGTTTGGATAAATGTCGCTTGGAACTCTTATGTCATCAAGAAATATGCGATATTTTGTATTCATTTTTAATAAATATAACTATTTTAAACTTATACGCAAAAAACCCGTATAAGTTTCGTTTTTTTTGTTACATTTGCATATGCTTAGAAAGATATTAAAATTTCTTCTCGTTTTACAAGTGGTCTCAAACAAAAACAGGAACCCAAAGCTCGGTAGGGGTTTTTCAACAGCCTACAGATTCAACCCATACAACCCATTAAGTTATGCAACTTTAGCTATAATGTTTTTGGTTGGTATTTTAATGTTTGGATTTGTGGGTTTTTGGAAAGAAGTAGAATTAACAAACCCGTTTAAGTGGAATTAGATGTGGGTAAAAAAATGGACTAAAATAGAAGATTGCCCACACAACAAACCATTTTATGCGGT